CTGCTCAACGGATTAGTGGTACATTGATCAAATGTATATAACACTGATATAGATGGATTGCGCACCATAGGACCATAATAACCTGCCCAGAATCTGTCATCCTTGCCTGAGAAATTCAAGTTAAAAGAATTGATATTTGCTGTGGCCAAAGGGTTAGTAAACATTTCTGTGCCACTGACAGCAGTCCATCCTTGGGTTGTTTTATCTAGTGTCCAGTTTTTGTTATGCAATACTGTGCCAGTGGTAGAGTTGAATGTTACATTGGCTGTAAGTGTTCCACGAGAGTAATCTTGGTTGTAGTATTCCCAGGCATAGTTGTAGCCCAGCCACGACATACCACTGTTCTTCAATGCTGTACTCAATGCATAGTTGTAGTTTATTGTGCTTTGAGTGTAACCAAACATAAATGCGCCGGTTGATGTATTGTACCCCGGCGTGCTTCCGCCAGAGGTACCACCACCTGTTGAAGTAGTTACTGCGAATCCAGACCAAGTGCCTGGAGATTCGGTACCAGGATATGGATTTACAGTTGAATAAACCAGGTTAGGCGAGGTAAGTGTGCCTGTTGGTTGTGCCGCGCTGGACCAACAAGTTACTGCAATCAATAACCCTAAGAGTAGTTTCATTTCTTCTCAACAACAGGTCGTGGAATACGATTGGGTTCTGCTTCCCAAGCAGCCTTGGCCTCTGCACCAATCTTTCCATCAATGGGGCAAGGTGTGCCAGCGGCCATCATGGAATCAAAAACTCTACGGTCTTGACACATAACACTTACTGCGGCAACTTTCATGCCCATGTCATATAGGCTACGACTCAGTTTCAGACGTTCGCAATTGTAGTCGCGTTCAGTTACACCCATGCTGATACCAAGTATTTGTGTTTGTACAGCACCTGAGGCAGCGGTCACACAAACGTCTGAGTTGATCACTGTGACTGCAGGTGATATAGCACTGGGAGGAGGAGATTTTACTGTTGTGGTACTCTCGCTGTAAGTACGAGCTGTACTGTCGCTTGTGCTCTGAGTGACAATAGGGTCACTTTGTGCTAAGACTGAAAAGGCAGCAAGCACTATGCTCGCCGCCAGGATTTTTTTCTTCATAATAAACGGTCCTTAATTTTTCTTATTACTCATGCCTGTCGCAAACCAACGCAGGCTATTTTTATTTAAGGAACGCTTGCTAGATCAAATCTGCTTGGTTATTGCGAATTGATCACATCACAGACCCAACACATGACAAGCATGGTTGTAGTGTCGAATTCTATCTTCAAGACCAATGGTGCCACCATTGATTCTCTTGGTCAAGGTTAGAATATCATCTCGGTCAGCCCATTGATTTAGGTTGTTTTGTTCCCAAAAGAAACAAGCACTTTGACTGGCACCTTCAAAGGTGCCCATGTATTCAGCGGCTTCTTCCACTGAAATACCTAGACTGCCGGCAAAGAATGTGTAATTGTCCTTGCCTGTGAGTTGAATCAACCCACGACCACGATAACGATAACCGTCGCCCGATGCTTCATCACCGTTGCCCATTCTATTGGCATACACTCTGTTGGCAATCATTTGGGGCTTGTTGGCATATTGTGCGGCTATTTCATCTGTGGGGAAATACTTGCCAAATACCTTGCGCAATGACGCGGCTTTGTAATTTAAATTTTCTTCAATAAAAACAAAATTACCTGACTCATGTGCGCACTGTGCAACAAATGCAGCCACTCGACGTGGAGTATCAATTTCATAATCTGGCAGCAATTGTTCAAAGCATTCATACCAGTGTTCGATGTGTTTGTTTTTGACCATTTGTTTCAGTTGGTCCAGTGATAAAATGCACTCACTCATTGTAGGCTCCTTATTTTGTTACGTTTTCAAAAATATTTTTTTGTATTTGATACCACTCGATCCAAGCATCGGCTTTGATTGCACACTCCCAGTACAGTCCATAGTTGCTGGTAACAGTACGTGCTACATCACTGAGCTTGGGTTCTGATTCAAGTTTTTTTAGATCCACACAAGCAGTCATTGCTCCACGACCTGGAGGCTCAGGAAACTTTGCTGTCACAGGAACTGTGGTCGAACAGCCAGACAACAATGCCACAATCATAATGAAAATAATAGCAACAACCACACTGGTTGCCACAGGTTGATGATCTTTGCTCATTTTACACGCTCCGCTGCGTCGTTGTGTGCTTTTACAAATTCCTGCGGAATCACACACTGATTGTCGTACTTTACAATTTCTCTGTCAATGTATTGTCTTACAATTTGTCCGCGCTCTTTTACTACTCGTATTTTTTGTTCTGTTTTTTGTTCAATTTTTTCATTGGCTTGGTTGGCTGCTTGTTCAGCGGCAGCTACCTGCGCTTGCATTTCTCTCACACGTTCACGCCAGGCATCTTCAGCAGCAGTACCGCCTTTGAAATACACACCGGCAACCAACAGCACGGCACTCACGGCCTGGCCTATTCTATAGTAAGGCGCCAATGCGGGCACAAATCGCAACACACGATTCAGTAGGCCAAAAAACAACACACTGCTGACAATACCTAAAATCAGCACAGTGTCAACAATAAAATGCAATAAGGAATCAGGAAGAAAGTGTAAAAGCCACATACAGATATTTATGTGGCTCGGGCTGTATGTTACCGGGGCAAATCTGCTAGAAAGTCCAGTGTCTGCCCAGTGATTACGCCAGTCATTTGAAATGTCACACGCGGATCGTGACCAGCATTGGCCGTGGCGTGCGGCATGTTTGGCCAGTCAAAAGAAATCACATCACCGGCCTGCCAGTGGTTCCAGTGATAGTTGCCAAATTCCCAAAACTGCCCCGGTTGCCAGTCAGTTAATTGTACAAATACTCTAAACACTCTGTTGGGGGCCTCAGGACACCATTTGCTTAACTTGTCAATGTGACGGTTCCATAACTGTCCTGGCCACTGCACATGTATGCGGTCCATGCAATCTTCTAGACCCATGTGCTGAGAAATAGCTTGTAGGCTGGGCGGAATTTGCCAATTCATACTGGAAATTGTTAACTTGGGATCAGCACCGCTGCGTTTAAGATCGTATTCTTCAGCGGCCAAGTCTTGAGGCGGTTGATCACGACCCTGACCCTTGTAACCGCGAGTTTCCCAGGTAACAGGTTTGCTGTTGTTGATTATCTGTGCTAGATCCGTAGACCAAGTTACAGGCAAGCGCCCGTGATAAATCAGCACATCTTGTTCGCGATCCAAACGAGTAGAATCAAAATGATATGTGCTGTGCGATTTTGTATGGTCCCAACTGGATTTCATATAACTTTTACCCTTACATCACTCACAGCATAGTCCTGTTGATATTGCAGCGGTGGCACAGCAATTTTCAAAGCCTTTGCTAACTGCTGATTGTTTTCGCAGTAGCGACCTGAATATTTCCACCATGCTGATAATATTCCTGCATTTTGTTGCTTTATAATTCCGGCCATTGTACGGAGGTTGCGATAGTAAGGCTCATAAACAGGATAAGTGATGTCAAAATGACCACATTTGACCCACCAACCCAGGCAAGCATCGTCGCCGCGGTGCACCAATACAATGGGTGTGTCAGGAAATGTATCACGTAAAAAATCAATGTGATTGGCAAATATGTGGCTTTTGATGATGCGAACTTGTCTATTGTGCTCTCCAAACGGTGAATCGAAAATCTGTTCTAACTCATTTCGGGATAATTCGTGAAAATTTTCAGGCAAATTACTTTCCATCCCGGGATCAAAGTACGCACCCAGGTGCATTAATTCTTTATTGCCCGAAGCATCGTGATAATAAGTCCAAGTGTCACGATAATCAGAACGATCAACATCTTCACTGTAATAGATATTTTTAACCACTGAGCTCCATTTAGAGCCAGGAGCGCCGGCTACAAATATGTATTTCATTCTGGTTTGATCCTGCGAGCAATAGGTTGCCACTGATGTCTTAGTCGATACATAGCGGCACGCACACCTGCTGCGGTGTGTTCATTTTCTGAAATATACATCATGTTGTCTTTGAACTTGGCAGCAGATTCTGCACTGCGTATAGCAGGTACAAATTTGTCATGATACCATTGTTGCACATCTTGCGGTGTTCCGGGCGGCAATACCAAGTTCCAGCAGCCGTGTATGCTGAGATTTGGTACCACGCGAGTCATCAGTGGATACTTTTCTAGCCCTGGCAATGTGCGTGTGTCAGCAATACCAATCAATTTAAGTTTGCCCGATTGCACATGAGGCCAGCCCACAGCCACAGGAGTAACACCAAATTCCACTGTGCCTCCCATGACATCTAACAGTGCTTGTGCAGGACCTTTGTACATGGGCGTTTCAATTAAATCGCCTCCGCTGACATTTAAATGTGCTTTGAGATATTCCACTGCTAATTTGTGACCACCGCCGCCAATGGCAATGTTGACTGGACGACTGCGGCTCTGGATCAATCGTACTAAATCTTCAGGCGTGTTCACTGAGCTTCGTGGGTTAGCCCAAAATGCCAAGGGAGATCTAGCAATGTTGGCCACAGGCTCAAAGTTCTGTGCATCATATCGAACCATGCGTCCATACCATATGTCGGGCGTGACCCAATTTGATTGGCAAGCAGGTACCATCACAGTGTGTCCGTCGTTGTTGGCTGTGGCAAAGTAGTTGCCGGCAATGTTGCCGTCTGCTCCTGGTTTGTACTCTGACACAAACTTTGCACCAGTTTGACGCTCAATTTGATCAGCAACTATGCGAAATGATATTTCATTTCCAGCACCGGGGCCATTGGGGAAAATCACAGTAACAGGCTTGCTGGGTTGCCATGCCCAGGCTGAACTGGCCAATGTTGCCAGTGCTAGAAATTTTAGTATACGCATAAGACTCCTTTAAATACTGTATAAAATTTAACATATATATCAAATTTTTCTATGAACACCAAAATTTTTAACCTAATTACAAAAAATTTGCACACTGCATTTAATCTTCCCAAGTATGCAAATATTTCCATTGACGCAGATACCAATGTACATGCTCTGCCATGGACACCAGCACGCTATTCCAAGTTCAAGGATGCTGTGGAAGCCGAACTGGCACTGACCTGCGATTATCGTGGCACAGTGAGAGACATTGTTGCTGATCTCAGCGAACGCTACACACATAGATTCTTTGCTGAAATTTGGCGCCCTAGAACAGGCGATTATGATCATTCGGGCTGGGCCTTGGTCGAAGAAGTCAACAAACTCAACCCTGAACGAGTGCTGGATGTAGGCTGTGGCTATCACCCTTTTAAAGGACGTATCAACAATATCGTGGGCATTGATCCTTACAATGATGCAGCAGATTACGAAGTTGATATCTTGGAATATCGTGTGCGACCCGAAAGTTATGATGCAATAATTGCACTGGGATCAATCAATTTCAATTCTAAGGATGAAATTGAAGAACGATTTGCACATTGCGTTACACTATTAAAACCCGGTGGTAAATTCTTTTTACGTGCCAATCCCGGAATTCCACACAAAACTGGGCCTTATGTAGATATATTTCCATGGAATTTTGAAATAGTAAATGAATTTGCAGAACGATACAATTTGAATTTAGATGAATTCAAAAAAGAACCTGCCGAATTAGGCAGGCTGTATTTTGTTTATACCAAGCGTTAAAGTCCCGATGCACGTATAGCAGCGCCGCGATTAAAACTGTCTGACCAAGATGCAGAATGTGCATTGTTATGGCGTGCTGACCATGAATAACCTGCACGATGTCCTGAGCAGTCTTTGGTACAAGGACTGATACCCATGAACATTAGCTCGCGTAGAGTTTCTGCACCTTTGATACCTATAACCATGTGACGGTTATACTGTGTTTCGGGATCTTGCAACGCCATGCTACCTTGATACAGAACTTTGCTCAGTGGATACAATTCCAGCAGAGCGTCAGGACTGCGATAGGTATGCTCCGATCCTGGAGGTTGTCCGTCGCGTCCCTGTAGGGCAACAATGGTGCCCTCGGGAATGTGATCAAACCAGCCATGGTCCGGCATGTCATTGGTTGAAGTGTTTATCACAACACCAGGTTCTTTTAACTGTCTATAATCTATGCGATTGGCATCTGCGGCCATGTATTGCACACCGTGAATGCCCATGTCTTGTTGTACTTGATGGCCCACAGCCAACCAATTGCGATTCTTTTCTACATCTACAATTTTTTCTATGGGCACCGCGCTCTTGCGTAATATGGTGCTCATGTTTGAATACCATGACCCCAACACGTAAGCCACAGGCACAGTGCGATCGCCAAGAATTTTTTTAAGTTCTCGGGCCAACCAAAGTTTGCTGAACACAAGATCTGGTGTCCAACTGCCAGGCAAACTGTATCCACTGCTTTCGGTGATTTCGCGACTCAGCATTTATTTTTTCTTTTCGGGCTGCTGATTCACTGGCACATTTCGATACACACGACGTACAGGATCCCATACAGTTTTTAAAGGGCCGGCTCCGGCTAATTTTTTCAGTCTTAATACCATGGAATCAAAGTCGTCAGGGTCATAACGGCCACCAATTTTTTCATCTTCTTGTGGTTTGTTTTCGCTCACTTTCATGGCCTTTGCTAGTTGTTCAGGGTCACTGGCAATCTTTCGAGCCACATCTGAATAATATTTGGGTTCAATATCAGTGACGTTATCTTTGGAAAACAGCGACGGTTGTTTAAGGTTTTTCCAAGGGCCTTGGTCGTCCGATGGGGTTGGCAATGCTGGCAATATATTATCACTGGGGTCGTTGGTAATTGCTGGTACTTCAATACCGGGCAACGTTTGCTGTTGAGCTTTAGAATAATCCAGTGGGGCATTGAAATTCAATGACTGTTGAGGCTGATCCAACTGCGGAACCATGGCACTGAAAGCTCTAGCACCGGCCTTGGAATTAGTAGATTTGGTTGCAGGCTCTGACGCAGAAGCCGCAAATGGAGTGGGCACCGGCAGTGCGCCTGGCGGCACTGATTTGGCTGGCTTTTTGGGTTTGCCTTGTGATTTAGGTGTTGGTTCGACACTTTGCTTGGTGTCGGGGCGCATGGCCAAACGTTTTTCAACTCGATCAAGTTCGGCTTCGAGCTCGTCGTTCTCTCGATCTAATTTTTGTATGTGCTCTTCTTGATCTGTGTTGTCAACATCCAACCCCTTGATCACAGCATCTTGACGACGATTTAATTCTGCTTGACGATCAATTAATTCTTCAGCATTGGCTTGTCGCACCATGGCCCAGTTGGCAAATGCTTCTATATCACTTTTAGAAGAAGGAAATTGAGCATAGGCCTGTTTCAGCGCACGGTTCAGCGCATTACTTTGCGTTTTTCTAGATAACTCAGAATCTTCAACTATGTCTCGGATGTTCATTATTTGAGTCCTGCTAAATTTTTTATTCTAGCAATGTCACTGCTTTCTTTGGTCACAGGTGACAATGATCCAGGAGCCATTCTGTTGAACATAACTGGAGGTGTAGTGTCAGGTACTGACAGTGTGTTTGTTACAGAAATTGGCAGTTTATTACCGGCCTGTAATTCTGGATTACGTCCAGTATAAGGACTTTTCTTTGGAGCAACATCACCTGAGCCAATACCTGGTATATCCGATGGCTTGATTGGTGTGGTTGTATTGGACTTAACAGAAGGTGTTGGTGTTGTTGTTGGTTTTGGTGCAGGTGTAGACGCCGATGGGGTTGTCGTTGGTGTTGTAGCGCCTTTGAACTTGCCAGCAGCGATGCCACTCAGTGTGTCGCCTTTGGCCACAGTATAATCTTGTCCACTGGGCAGTTTAATGGTTTGCCCCACATTGATCTTGTTGGGGTCAGCAATTTTGTTTGCTGAAGCCAGGCTCGACACTGCTTTAGAAAAAGATGGTGCGGGCGGTTTTGCAGGAGGAATAGGGGTTGGAGTTACACTGGGAGCCTTTACTGGCGCTGTAGTAGCCGCCGATATCTGTGGTGTGGAACTAGGTGCAGGCGCTGTGGCAGTTGTTGTCACTGTGCCAGGAGGTTTGGCCATGGCCTGTGCTCGGTCAGGACTGGCTGCATCAGCAGCACGAGCTACATCAACGGCACCACCAGATTGTACAGTACCGCCTGTGCCAGTTTGTATGGGCTCACCTGTGCCAGATCTTACCACCGGTGGGTTTTTGTCTAAGAAATTACGGATCTCGTCTTGACTGGCCGGCGGCATGCCCATTCTCTGACGCACCACAGGATCAATGCCTGTGTAAGTAGGATCTGCTTCACGTAAACGACGCAGACTTTCGGCAATCTCGTTGTTTTGATGTTCTTCAGCCCCTTCTCTGTTGCCTGTTTGAGTTTTATCGGCGCCAGCATGTGCTTTGGCACGTGCCAATTGAGCTCGACGTCTTTGCAGTTCAGGTTCCATGGCCCGGGCTTCACGTTCGCGATCACTGAGATTTTGTTCACGGTCTGCATATTGCCAGTTGTTACCGCCAAGGCTTTGATACTTTTTCATCATGTCATCGTACTCAGCCTGTAATTCGGGTAGGCGGGCTGCATCTGCTTGAGCAATTTGTTTTTCTTGTTCAGCACGCTCTTTGGCACGCTGAGCCATGATTTGTTGAGTGCGCTCACGTTCTTGAGCCGGTGTGCCAGCACGACGTGGATTCATGCCCATGTCTTTGGCCATTTTCATAAAGTCATCAGCCAATCCTTCTAAGATGTGGGTGCAATTGCAAGGAGTCTGGCCACAAACTGAGCACATGTCTTTGTCTTCCGCCACACCTTTCTTGGCAGCGTTCTTTTCACGTTCACGCTCTAATCTAGCATCATCACGACGGCGTTGTTTTTCTTGTTGTTCTCGGTCGTAGTCTCTGCGCTCTTTGTCGCTCATGGCATTTAGTTCGGTACGTTTTTTGTTGCCTGCTCTAAATGCGGCTGTTGCAGCTCGGGCTTCTTCCACAGATTCATTCTTGGATTTGTTGCCCCAGTTGGCAGCGCCTTTTTTACGGCACTGAACCAATGCACCACTTGCGTATGCCGACGGCCACACTTTGTAACGACTACGAACTTTGTTGTAGCAGGCGTCTTTCTTTTCAGCCACAATCAAGTCTGAAAACGCAGGGCCACCGCACTCCACACACTGCATTTCTGTGAGCTTGGCCTGAGGTTCGTTGTCCACAGTCAAAGGACGAATATAACCAGGAACTTTGGCATCAAAATTGTAACCCAGTTGATCCAACTGTTGCATAAGCTCTTGAGTTTCGGCTCGTAGACTTTGAGCATTGGCAGAGTTGCCTGCACCAGTGGTAGCACCGGCTGCGCTGATGTGTACAAGATCTACCATGTTGGCGTAGATTTCTTGAGCCAACGCCAATGCGGTACGTTGGTTGCTGTTGTTGGATTCAAAAAGTTCGTCAAATATCATTTTTTCTTTGTGGCTACATTGATAGCCGCTCCTCGTCTTTCTGGATTGGGATCTTGTCTACGTTTGCGGCTTGCGGCCGACGCACGACCTTTTTTGCCTAGACTGTGTGCTTTGCTCTGTGGCAAACATTTTGGTTTGCCTTCTTTGCTTGATCCGCGAGCACAGGCACCACGAATCTTGCCGTCAGGTCCAAAGCGCACCCATTTTTCTTTGAACCAGTTGCGTAGATTTTCTTCCAATTCCACTGGCTTCAAAGTACATACTTCTTGTTTGACTTCAACTCGGGTGCCGGGCACACGTTGTTGTATTGTTTGACCTTGGTATTCGGCTTCCTGTTTGGTTGGATATGTTGCCACTGGTTTACCATTGAAATAGAGAATAAACTTGTTGCTGGACTCTTCTAAGTTAGGTCGGTTAATTTTGTATTCGCCAGAATTGATTTTGTCCCATGCATAGGCAATGTGTTTGCGAAGAATCTCAGGATCTAACTTTCTAATTCTAATAATGTGATCAGGATCAGCACCTTTGATTACATCACGAGCAGCCTGTTCATAGCGTTGTTTTTCTGCGTCGTCGCCTTCGCGCATAGGCACACAGTTAGGAACCTGACGGCCCCCTTTGTTTTTCATGCCTGCTTGACGATATCCTTGCCAGCAACTTTCAAGAATTTCTCTATAACGCATTACAATCTACCTATTACTACTTCAATCATACCCGGGTCGTTGCTGTTGTAATCTTCTAGAGCTTTACCAACAATCACGCCCGGTTTGTACTGATCAATATTATACTTAGTCGCAACGCCGGGGACGTTGCTAGTTGCCAGCAAGTCACCTTTGGCAATGATGCCCACTACCTTACATGGCACACGGCCCAGCAGTGCCACTGAAGTTGAATTTGCTCTGGTATCACCAGAGTTCATCAAATAAGCAGGATTGGTCGAAACAACACCAGCCACTCTGGTATCGTGTGATTCAGTGCTTTGAGTAATTTCGTTTGCACCACCAAACACAACCACTGTACCGGGCCAATAGAATGCATCGGCTTGATAGCGCTCTGCAACGTCAGCATACAGTGCAGAAGTAGCTTGAGCAAACACAGTGTTGAAGTAGCTTGAGCTTGAACCAATGTTGCCCACAGCATTGGTACCGGTGTGGGTAATAGAGTTTGTGCTCAACAAACCGCTGGCTATAACATTACCCGCATTGACGTTACCGGTTACAGATAAAAATGGCCCTTGGAATCCAACAGTTGAATTATACAAGCCTCCGTTGAATGACGTACCTGAATCGATATTGCCAGATGTACTTAAATAACCGCTGTAAATGTTGCCCGCAACGCCAACCCCACCTCCAACTACCAAAGCACCTGTTGTAGTGCTGGTAGATGTTGTAGAGAAAGTAATATTTGCTTGAGTATCACTGATTGTCAAACGAGTACTTGGAGTTTGTGTTGATGTGCCACTGGCTAATTTAGATGCTACCAAAAAAACAATGTTACCTGGCTGGCCTGCGCCAGTTCCTGTGCCACCGTAAATACCAATAAATCCACCAGCAGCATCGGTTGCTCCGGACTTGGCCTGGCCACCGGACAAGAAACCATTGCCTCCTGAATTTGAAGCGGCGCCTGGATTCAACGTTAGGTAAGATCCGAAACCGGTGTTGGTTATTGCAACACTGTTACCGGCTGTCAGTTTAATAAAACCGCCCTGGGATCCAAATGCAGTGCCTGAACCTCTTCCGCCGTTGATTTCTACGTTGCCGCCAGGAGCATTGGTGCCACCTGAGTCGCCGCCATTGATAAAAATTAAGCCGCCGCCTGCTGTGTTATTACCAGTGCCAGCAGAGATGTTTATGTTTCCTCCAATGGCATTGGCAGTTAATGTATTACCGCCACGAATGTTGAGCACTGTACCATCAGTATACCTAGAAGTTATGTTTGCAACATTGGCTTCAGTATAAGAAGTAAAATAATAAGTTGTGACATTGTTGGCATTTAATTGTCCGCTTGGAACATTGATCAGTTGGCCACCTGACACAATGTTGCCGCTAGCCGATACAATGCCTGTAACACTGATGCCTGTGCTGTCAAACACTGCTACATTGCTCACAGTTTGTACACTGGTACCTGATGTAGTCACAGTAGGTGCTTTGATCACCACCTTGCTAGCAGTGCCGGCGCCGGTGCCTGCACCGGCTGCCAGTGTCAACCATCCACCTTGTTCGTCTGTGCCAGCAGTTAATGCACCACCAGATAGCTGTGCGTTACCAGCAGTTTGCAAACCATCGGCATTACCGCCGTACAGCAATAAACTTGCGCTGAGTGCTATGCCTGAGTTACCGCCACGTATAGTTGTCAACCCGCCGGCTGCGTTACCAGTTCCGGCTCCAGCAGTAATGTTGATTGCACCACCTGTGCCTACGTTGCTGGCACTGTGTCCTGCACCAGCAGTTAAATTAATTGCCCCGCCTGCACTGCTTACACCTGCACTGGTAGCAGTTCCTGCTACAATGCTAACAGCGCCACCGGCTGTGTTGGCTGCACTTGGTGTGCTGCCAACCAAACTCAGTGCTGTGCCATCAGTGTAACGGCTAACAAAATTTGCACCCAGTACGTTGCCAGTGCTGCTGACAACGCCTGCTGTGTTGATGTTAGCACCAGTGACATTACCTGACACAGAAACAGTGGTTCCTGTGTAATTGGTAGCACTGACATTGCCACCAGTGATGTTGCCAGTGGCTGTGATCAATCCTGTTGTAACAATATTTGCACCAGTGATGTTACCTGTGGCTGTGATCAAACCTGCGGTGGTTAAGTTTCCACCTATTACGTTGCCTGAAGCACTGGCTATGCCAGTGACAAAAGACCCTGCTGTGGTCACTACCAATACATTACTTGTGCCACCAATGCTGACATTAGCATTGCCATTGGCTGTGCTAATTTGTAAACTGCTGGTACCGTTGGTCACTGCTGAAATGTTGCCCAGGAACCAACTGCCTGAAATATTGCCGCTGGTTGTGATGTTACTGGTTGAGTTAATAGCAGATAATACATTGCCACTGAGACTGAGGCCAGCGGCATTTAAGTTACCTGATGCTGACACATTGCCTGTGGTTGTTAGGTTACCACCCGTGATGTTACCTGTGGCAGTGACGTTGCCGCTTAATGTACCAACAAAGTTGCCAGCGGTAACGTTGCTGGTAACAACCAAACCTGTAGTGGTAAACACACCAACGTTGGCTACGCCGCCTACAGTGACTTCGATGTTGCCGTTTGATACAGGAATTTTAGCATTGGATGTGCCGTTTTGTATTTGAATACCAGCAAAAGCAGCATTGCTAATAAACGATCCATCACCAATAAAATATGCTGCGGTAGTGATATTGCCAGTGGCCGACACCTGTCCCACAGTGCGCAAATTTCCTGCCGCTACGTTGGCAGTCACGTTCAGCGCACTGACCACGTTGCCACTGAGACTTAATCCAGTGGCATTCAAGTTTCCACCTGTGATGTTTCCTGTGGCAGTTACTACGCCAGCAGTGTTTACGTTACCACCAGTTACATTGCCTGTGGCTGTGACTAGTCCTGCTGTGTTGAAGTTAGCACCAGTTACATTGCCGGTGGCAGTTACTACGCCAGCAGTGTTTACGTTACCACCGGTTACATTGCCTGTGGCAGTTACCAAACCGGCTGTGGAAAGATTACCTGATACTGTGTTACCAGCAACACTGAGAGAACCCAGAGTTCCTACTGCGGTTATTTGAGTTTGGCTGGCATTGACACTGAATGTTGTGCCTGTGAGTGTAAGACCTGTGCCTGCTGTATAAGTGCCTTGTCCAGAAAACTGTGTGAACACAATATTGTTTCCGGTGGTACCAATACCAGTTACTGTGGAAGTTTGCACCCAGCCAGTGTTGCCATACACGTTGCCTGAGCTAACAAATATAAAATCTCCGGCTTCAACTTCAGGAACACTATCATAGTCAGTGGCTCGAGTGATTACTGTGGCATTGGACCAAACATAAACACCGTTGGTCACAGCATTGGCTTCGTTTTTAACCATGATACGTGTGCCAGCGGTCTGCACGTTCACAGTGTCAATCAGGTTAAAACTACCAGTAGTGGTCAATGTTGCACCCACGCCTGAGGTACCATTATTATAAGTGATTGTGCCACCGGTGATATTGGCCAGCGTATCTGGTGTAGCTACTTTGGTAGCATCGTGTACATTGAGACCTTGGCTCACTGAGTCAACATAGTTCTTTGTGGCTGCGTCTGTGGATTGCTGTGGCTCAGCCACATTGTTGATCACGGTGTTGGCAGTGAGTACTACGTTTCCTGTGCTACTGAGGTTCAGCGCACCAGTTGATCGCAGTGTCAGGGCTGTGCCAACAATGGTATTGGTGTTGACGTTGCCACCTGTGACGTTGCCAGTGGCACTGACCAATCCCGCAGTTAATAAATTGCCTCCTGTGATGTTTCCTGTGGCGGTTACCAAACCGCCTGTGCTGATGTTGCCACCGCTGATGTTGCCAGTGGCATTGATCAATCCTGGAGTTAAAATATTTCCGCCGGCGATGTTTGAAGTTACGCTTAGATTAGACAGTACGTTGCCACTGAGACTGAGGCCTGCTGCATTTAGGTTGCCGCTGATGACATTGCCTGTTGAGCTTAGAGTTGCACCTTGAATCAAAGCAACTGACAGCACGTTGCCAGCGCGGATGTTTCCAGTGGCCAGCACACCAGCAGCAGTGTTGACGTTGCCGGTTGCAGTGACCAGTCCTCCAGTGGCAAGGTTACCAGTGGTGGTGTTTCCTGACACACTGAGTGATGTTAGAGTGCCCACAGAAGTCAATGAACTAAACAGCACGTTTGAACTCAGTGTGTTGCCTACTATTTGACTAGCATTGGAAGATGCAGCAGACACACTGGTTAGATAGTAACCATTGCCTACATAGTATCCGCTGGTGTTGATGTTGCCAGTAGCACTGACTTGCCCCACTGTGGTTAGATTTCCAGCAATGACGTTGCTGGTCACACTGGCTACACCAGCAGTGTTGATATTACCCCCAGTGACATTACCGGTGGCTGTGACCAAGCCTGCTGTGTTGACATTGCCAGCAACCACATTGCCAGTGGTGCTAGAAGTGCCAGTTACTGTTAAAATGTTGGTGGTTTTGTTGAATGTTAAGTTGGCACTGGCCCCAAAATCTACACCGCCATCGTTGAATTGAATCTGTGTGTTTGATCCTGCTGCTGAGTTAACAATGTTGGAATAGGCTGCAACTGGCGTACCGTCTGATCCAGTACTGGTACTGGTTTGCCAAGAACCCACGGTGGTGTTCCAACGCAGACCAGCAAAAGTGTTAGCAGTTTTTGTAGCAACCAGGCCCATGCTGGTCACAGCACCAGTGTTGTTGGAGGCTACTTGAATAAATGCGTCATTGACGTTGAGTTCAGTGACATAACTTACATTTCCACTGACTGCTAGGTTGCCGTTGACTGACAGTGTTCCTGTGTACACACTGTTGCCCGAGTCATACGGACCCACATTTATTTCTACATTGCTATTGGTATTGTTTTGACTTAACGCTGACATGCATAGATCCTTTTATGTATTTATTTTGGATCGCACACGGTGCGGATCAGCGTATGCCTGCTGCTGATTGCAGTGATCGAACTAAATCAGAAGTTTCGTAGATTTTTTTCGGTGTTAAACCGGCTGCTAGACGCATTTCGTTGAGATCTTCGTCGGTGTCTCGGCGATAAGCATCAGGAGTTAACGGCACAGTTTTGGCAAATGCTTCTTCACTCCAGGGTATTTCTTGACCATTGTAATGCATGATCCAGTCTGAAGATTCATACTCTGTGAGAGTGTTGAGATCATTCAGCAACTGTTGCAACTGCTGAGGTGCAGTGGATCTACGACGCATTTCTACATACACTAGATAACGATTGGGCTTGATTTCACCAGGGCTGATGTCAGCGTCCAGCACAAAATCGTAGCCACGTTCAAACCATGACATTAGGTCTTTGGCTGCGGTTTTGTCACGCACAAAGAAACTTACCACAATGATGTCTTGATCTTCGCCCATTTTACTTGAAAATTCATCCACATGAACAGTGGGCTTCATCATGCCATCTAGGTCTTTAAACTGCAAACCTTCCAGTAGTTTACTGCTGGGGCTGTTGCTGAAGGGATTGTTGAACGTCTTCTGCTTTGTCATCATTTTGGTACTCTTCTTGGTCAAGATCTTGTTCGTAGGCTTGATCTAGATCTTCCAGATCAATTTCCTCGTCCTGCATTTCAATGCTTCCTGTGCGAATTTCGTCCAGCAAACTCTTGGGCATGACAATTTCCACAAGCCACACAGGCTTTTCAATGATCTTGGCTTTGTGTGTGCCGGGAATGTAGTCTGCAGGTTTGGTAATCTTGATGGGAATTTTCATCATTTTCTTTTGATAGTTAACTTCACAATCAAAAGGTAGTAAACGTTTGGCGCCTCTGGGATCGGGCATCATCTTTTCGGGCCACATAAAGATACAGCCCACTTTGTATTTGCCGATATCCGGGCCTTCTACAAGTTCGCCAATTTCCCAGTTCTTGAATGCATAGATATCTAGTTCATCTAGCACACGCTCGAAATCCAGCAAGGTAGTTAAGCTACCATCACTCATGTAGATGTTTTTGATGTTATCAGCAACCTGCCAATAATCTTCGTGATTTTTGAATATTTCTCGATCTTTAAGTGCCATGGTGTATTATTTACCACTTTGCGCACCAACTGTGCAGATTGATATTTTGACGAACAGCCTAATACTTATGACCTAGATCTTGGAAATCAATGTTCAGATATATCGTCAACAAGGTCCGTAAATATTCTGGTCCAACATACGGACAAAAGGAGATTGAAACTTTGAGTAGAAACCGCGCTGCGAAAGCACAAAAAAGAATGCATCAAGAAACAAATACCATTGATTTTAGTATAGCAAGGCCTGCACCAAGACGAGTAGACTTGGTGCCGCGCACTCGCAATCAAGAATCTTTGGTACTTGCACTTCAGGATCAGGCACAGCATATTGTCGTTACGGTGGGACCTGCAGGTACGGGCAAAACCTATCTGGCCATGCTGGCCGCTGTCAAGGCTCTGAGAGAGGGCCAGTGTGATCGTATAGTAATGACACGCCCAGCAGTGGGTGTGGAAGGTGAACAACACGGATTCCTACCGGGCAATATCATTGCCAAAATGGAACCTTGGACGAGACCCCTGTTGGACGTCATGCGAGAATATTATCGCCCACAGGACATCATGGCCATGTTAGAAGATCAGGTTGTGGAGATTGCGCCTCTGGCATTCATGCGCGGCCGAACCTTTAAAAATTCATGGATTATTGCTGATGAAATGCAAAATGCTACCCCAGCACAGGCCAAGATGTTAATGACTAGAATAGGGTCCAACTCAAAGATTGTTGTCACAGGAGACGTAGAACAAGCCGACCGCCATAGCGGACAAAATGGCCTCTTGGATCTTGTGCAACGATTGCAAGCCACGCCAGTGACAGGAATTGCTGTGTGCTCAATGACCAGCAAAGACGTACAACGTCATCCCATCATTGGGTCAGTGTTAAAACTTTATGCTTGAGGAGCAATTATAGAATAAATTTCACGCCAGTTTTTGACAACCGGAATTCGTTCGTTGGCATGATGCATATTGTGACCATGTTCCATTAGGATACTACGTAACCCTAAATCTAGTCCAACTTCAGCGTTTTCCGGCTTGTCTTCAATCCACCAACAGCCTGTGCCCGCATAAGGTTCCAGTGCGTAATTCTTGTCTGCTCCGGTTTCCAAACAAGTCACGAGCTCAAAAGCAGTGGCTCCAAACAATTTTTCCAAATTCATTTCACGCAAACGCTGTGCGTTGATATCTGAACTCAGGCTAGTGATACAGTGAAACACATAGCCCAGTTCTTCGTGCAGTCTTTTCACATAGTACATGGCATCACGCAAAGGCGGCAAAAATCCAATGGCAGCAGATTCATTGAACATTTTGATCAATTTCCGGCCTTGCTCTCGGGAGATATTGTATCTTTCTCCAATGTCATACACAAACTGTGAACCTGCTACTTTGGCAAATCCATGTGCTTCCATCCAGATAGCAAAGGCATACTCCCAATTAAGAAGTACGCCATCTGCGTCTACTAGTATTACTCGATCTGCTGTGACTTTCATCGTGAATATCGTCGAAAACGCTCTCTAATTTCTCGTGTGTAGTTGTTGATCCATTGCTGATTTATTGTAGCATCGGGCATGATAAAAATCAACCGCAATTTTTCCTGTGTATCAGGATCTCGAACAGCAGCCCAAAGTCCTTGACGCAGTCGTTCCAAACGTGCAGGATCCATTCCGGGGCGAGCGGCAATTTCGGTTGATCCATTTAATTGGTGTATTTTGGTGCGACGATGCACACTGGGAATTGGTACCCCGTCGATCACAATGTCCTCATGATAAGTGCTGCCAATCAAGGTAATTTTACCGGCTTTGGCCAATTCAATCATGGTAGCAGTGGGATTCACAATGCCTAGATCAATACTGCCTCCGATCACAGCAGTGATAGTTTCGGGACTGCCTTTGTACAGAGTAGTTTCGGAATTGCCATTTTTCTCGCGATTCACTATGGCCACATTGGCTGTGCCGTGACTGGCATTGGTGCCCACAAACTGTGGTAAATGTGTGACCAAATCTGCAGGCGTTTTAACAGCAGTGCCCGGGCGTGAGAACCACACAGCAGGTGCGGTGCCCACATACAGAATCCGATCAAAATCCACGTCGGGGTCATAGGGCAGGTCTTTTTTCAGCACAGGTGCATAGATGCTGGCGCCCGATCCCAAAAAGATCAAGTCTGCTTTGGAATTCTTAAAGGCATTGATGCCAATCACTGAGTCAGCACCGGGTGCTAATTCAATAAAGATTTTGTCTCCAGTGATGCGTTCAAAGTTTTTAATGATAATTCTAGACGCAACATCGGCTTGACTGCCGGCAGCGTAGGGAATAATCATACGATATTCTTCAGCATGTACGGTCAAGCCCAGTGCTAGAATCACTGTGGCAATTAATTTATTCAACATTTGTTTTTTCAAACTTTCTATATCTAGTTCTTAGTTCTTGGTAAAAATTTGTGATTTGCCGCACATCATTGCTGGAGTCAGCAAACACAAATAAACGGCGCAGTTTTTCCTGCGTTTCGGAATCCTGGACAGCCGCCCAAAGTCCTTGCCGCAGAATAGCCAGTCGTCGAGCGTCCATTCCGGGACGGGCGGCAATGGCAAAAAAGCCACTGAATTGTGGGATTCCAGTCTGTTGGCTCACACTGGGCACCCGTTGGCCATCAATGGTCACTGACTCGCGATGAGTAGTGCCCACGATGCTGATCTTTCCGGCACGTGCCAGTTCTACTACGCTGGCAGTGATACCAATCACTGCCAAGTCCACTGTGCCATTGGCCACGGCCATGATTACTTCGGGACTGCCTTTAAACGGCACAGGCTGAATTTTGGTTTTTTGATCATGGTTCAGCGCAGAAACATTGGCAGTGCCCACAGAAGTATTCACGCCAGCAAAACCATTGTTTTTGACCACAATATCTTTGGGTCCTTGAATTTTACTGGCGCTGTTCACAATATAGTAAAAGGGCGTGGTTCCCACGTAGATCAAATGATCAAAATCTGTGTCTGCGTTGTAAGGCAAGTCCTTTTTGAGCACAACATTGTACACCAAAGGTCCGGGGCCGAGCCAAATCAAATCAGCCTGTGTGGATTTCCAATGATTGATACCAATAATTGAGTCTGCGCCAGGAATGGTTTCTACCACAACATTGTGCCCGGTGTTACGCTCAAAGGTCTGAATCACAGCACGAGCAGCGGCGTCACTTTGGCTGCCAGGACCAAAAGGCACAACCAGGCGGAATTCTTCGGCATGTGCAAAACTGGTCAGGGCCAATAGCACGGCCATTAACTTAGGCACTAGTTGGTGTTTCATCTTTTTCTGGCTGTTGTTCAATGACTTCAAAACCATTTTCAGCAAACAGTCGATCAATGATGTTTTTATAGTGCTGTCGGTAGTATCCAACAATGTTGTCGAAATTCTTGGGCACATTTACACCGCCCATGGTGGCCTTGACAACTTCACATTTTTTAAAATCCAGAATTATTGTGGCACACTGTAGATCTCTTGTTTTAAGATTTTTTGTAACGGCAGTGACTTCATCTTGCTGGCCGTTGGCTTTTTGATAATAGGTGATTATGAAATATCGCATAGATTTTGTGGGGGTAATAAAGGATGTTAAATATTTACTTAATTTTACATGGTTCAAATAAAAATGTCAATGCCACTGCCTTTTTTCTCGCAATATGAATGTAGACTGGAAACCATGGAAGTTTATGCGTCAGACCGCAGAGGACTGGTAGAATACAGATTCAACAATTTGGGCTATCGTAACAACATAGACTATGACGAATCTGATCACAATGTTGGGGTGTACCTAGGCTCCAGTATCACAGCCGGAATTGGCCTGGACTTTGATTTCAGTTTTGCCAGCATCAGCAGCCAGGCACTGCAAACAAAATGCTATCATTTTTCGCAGGGCTGTATGCCAGTGGACAATCAAGAAATATTGCGTATGCTGAATTTGATCAAGCTCAGTGATCTAAGACCCCGATACTATGTAATTCAATTCATTGATTTAGATCGTCGTTATGATCTCAACACAGGCTTGTTTACCTCTGTGACACACAGCGAACAAAACATTGATTTATTTCAGCAAACCTTTGAACAAGTAGCATCCTTGTTGGCCAATGACGCATGGTGTTTCACTGGCAGTGACAGCAGAGATCACAACATACCCAACAGCATTAGAAAACATCATCGTTGCATCGGATGGAACGTGCCCATGGTAGATCTAGCCGGAGTAAACACACATCCGGGACCAAAATGGCATAAAATAATTTCGGCCGGCGTTGTGAAATCAATTGCCAAACAATTGAGCTAACTGAGTATTGTTGTTGACCCAGTTGTTCAATGACTGATCAAACAACTCAATGTTGGAAATGGGCTGACCAATCAGTGTTTCACACACAGCAATCATTTTTGATCGATCAAAAAAGTCTGCTAATTGTACAGGCGCTAATGCAGAATTATTTCTCAGCGCAGTTAATTGACGAATCCACAGCACTGAAAGTATTTTAACAATGTTGTCTGGGCAGGCACGACTCAAAATTGCATCGGGAATCATGTGCCGATGATTGCTCAACAGTGTGGCGTTGCAGTCAGCATATCTTTTTTTTCTATAAATTTCCACAATGTTTGTGGCCAATTGATCAGGATAGTCAATAAAAAACAAACAGTCAGTGAAACGATGATAACTGGGCAGGTAAAAATGGCTGTTGTCCACTGGTGTAATTTGCGATAAATCCAAGTCCGGCATGGGTTTGTTGTGTATGTAACACTGCTCTGACAGATCTTTGAAATAGTGTTGATTGAAATTGATCATGCCGCGATCTGACAGATTAAAACCAAAGTCACTGTCACACTGCTGACAGCAAATTGACTTTAAAAAGTCCCCGCCAGAGCCGCCGGTGTAGATTATAATGGACTGAATAGAGCGCATAAAATTCCATGCAACAGCCGATGTGTGCGAGGCCCGGGGTGTGTGCCACTGGCGTCCCAGTCTATGTTTGCAACCATTTTGTAACAGTGCGGATAATTCAACAGCTCACCGCAGAAAAAATGAATCATTGGTAAATCACACAGTTGAGCAAGGTATGAATCGAGATGTTCAGGATTTCTATCAGTCCAAATCACAGCCATTTTTGTGTTTTTACTGTAGACTTTGCTGTGAACAAAGGCTTGAATGATTTGCAAAGTAGACGCATTGCTGTACTCGCCCGCAATGCCATAGTTGTGGCTTTTGGCAAACATACTGGCAAAAGTTTGCTCAATGGGCACGCCAATGCCAGCCACAATACTGCAACCAAAAAACGCATAGTCGGGAACAAAATCCCAAACACCATCGGCACGAAACCCTTGATCATTGAATCTATACAGAATCTGTCCGGTTTGATCTTGCCCAAATTTGTCGAGTGTGAGCCCTCGACTGTGCCACATGTTTTCAGCCAAACATGTTATTGGAGTTGGCATAGTTCAATCAGCGTGGCACTCAAATTGATTTCTGTATCTGCCACTGCATTGTTGTTTACTAGGCCGTTGCGAATAACAACAATGGCTTGATCTTGTAATTCGGGAGTGTTGCCCCAGAGCTCCAAGTTGTCATACATCCAGCGGAAAATTTCTTCTGTTTCTTCAGGGGAGGAACTTTGGCACAGCAGTGTTCTAGCTTCACGAACGCGACCCTGTTTGAACAAGTCCACGCATTCTAATTTCCAATCTCTAGAACTTCGATCTGCTTCGCTGGGTGCGCTGAGTCGATTGTTGGTTGAGTTCAGTTGCAACAAATTCAAGCATTTGCGCATGTCAGGATAAGTGGCTTTGACATAGCTGTCTAGCACATCCAAATCAAACTCCACACCTTCTGTGACCAACACAGTGGCCACTCTGGCAGTGAATTCTGTGTGATCAGTTTTGACAATGTGAAATCCCTGACAACGACTGTGGATTGGAGCAATGATTCTGTGCGGATAGTTACAGGTAAGAATAAATCTCACTGTTTGACTGTAATCTTCCATTAGGTTACGCAGTGCAGGTTGCACACTGCTGGGATTCATGTAATCTGCTTCGTCAATCAGCACTACTTTGAATCGACCAAAAGGCATGGTTTGACAAAAGTTGATCAACCGATCAACCCACTCAATCTTACGTGCTTCCTTGGAACCATTGGCATAAAGAACATCATACTCGTCTACCCCTAGTTCATTGATCAGCAGTTTAGCCAAGGTAGTTTTGCCTGTACCGGCTGACCCTGACAGCATCAAGTGTGGGATTGACCCATCGCGGATCCACTGCTGAACTTGCTCACGCTGTGATTCATCAACAAATACATAGCCGTCCACTGAGCTAGGACGGTACTTTTCTACCCATAGTTCTTTCATTGATATCTACTTCCTGGTTGGCCCGAATCGTTGGATCCAGTGCATGCTAATGTGTGATCGGTGGCATGCGGACAACGTTTGTTACCGCACTGGGGACAAACTATCATGCGAGTCAATACATAAGGGAATTGACTGCTTTCGTCTAATCTATCCTTGTTGCAATTATAGCAGTAGCAACGGTAGTTGTCAACATATTGCATTATACTAGTTCTTCCACAATGCCCAGCACTTCGGCGGCAATAAGAAACAGGCCAGCAAGAACCATGCTCTGTGGCCAAATTAGTGCAATACCTGCGGCTATTCTAGTAGCACTTTTAACAAGGCTCACATAAAAATGGCCTTTGGAAGTATCTCGGGGTTGAATTTCTATCATAGGTGGGTGGTGCGGACAGCGTCCTTGACGGTAATCACAATCAGGGCTGTACTCCTTTCTGCAAATTTTACAATTCATTTTTTACTGATGGCCGACCAAACTTTGGTTTTTTCACGTTGTTGAAAATATTCAGATTCGAGACTAGAAAAGTTTGGTAAGTCTTGAAGAATTTGTTCCAGTTCGTATTGGATATCCAACAGATCTTTTTTACAATGCCACCCAGTATAGCCGTCGTTGTAAGGATTGGCAACCTGGGCGGCACAAATTTTGATGTCACGAATAATTTGGGTCTTGTCCCAAGATATTCTAAAGCCCATGTTAGTTGTGCAACATGTGCTGAGGTGCAGTTTCAACATGCACAGCATCTGACCAAGTTTCGTCATGCACTGGTTCGTCGGAAATCAACAGAATGTCATTGGGGTCAATTCTGCGCAGGGTTCGTTTTCCGGTTTCGTCTTCAACTTCAATGCCACGAGTCCAACGACCGTGTGCTACACAGATCCATTGACCAACAGCAACGTCTTTTTGTTCAGGGCCCACAGCATATACTTGACCCCAGCGTGGACGAATCCCTGTGCCTTTGCCGTTGTCGTTGAGTAACACAATACCACCTGACGTGATGCGTTCGTCAAACACCATGTCTGACACAATCACAGAATCTTTTAACGGGTGAAGTTGATGTCTGTCAACTCGATGTGCTGAATATGCTGCCTTCATTGTTTTCCTTTGATTTGCTTGTTGTATTGACGATTTACCTGTTGCGTTTTTGGATCAATAACACGGTTCATGTCATCGACCAAGTCTCCTCGTGCATTCACTTTCATATTGCCAACTGCACGGACATTTTCATTTTTGAGCATCAATGCACCCATGTCTACAATTTTACCGTTGGCGCTCTTGTAAATTTTTTGTGTCATAGCAATCTCCTTAAAAACTTATTTAACGCAGGAATTCTGTGGGATCTAATTCATAGTACAGGCTGTCAACTCTATGGACCCCCAGTTTGTACAACACATAACTGGCCACTGAGCTTCCACGGCCCACACCCCAGATCAGTCTATTCTGGGTCATCAAGTCCACCAAGTATTTTAGATATCGCAACAGATCAAACAAATTCCTCTCTTGATACAACAATAATTCTTGGCCACAGCGTTGAAGTTCTGCATCAGATTGGCACAGACTCAATACGTGTTCTGCAATGTCTAACTGTTTGTACTGATCAGGCATAAACCATGTGTTTTGACAACGATGATCAAATTCTTCAATTGTTTCATTTGCTAACTCATTGTATTTGATAAATGTTGGAACATCTTCTAAAATGGCTGCGCATGTTTCTAAATCCACAGTTGTATCCACCAGTAGATTTTTCAGTTCAGAGACATTGACTCCACGCATGACCATGTCTACAACATCGTCCTCGCTGAATACCATACGACCCACTGTGTCAGTTTTCATTGCGTCCAAAATTTCCAAATACTACTACATTGCTAGGAGGCGGCGCATCTGGTTCAGGCCAATCCAATCCCAGTTCGTGCCAACCCTTGCCCACAACCTTGACCACTTTGTCTTCGGTTGGTTCAAGTTCAATGGTATCGTGTTGTAGATTGGGTTTGTGCCACCATCCATCAATGCTGAACGGACCAATGTTTTCATCCTCGTCGTGTTGATACCAAACTGAGTCGCCCAGGGTACTGGATATGTCCAGTGCTGTAACAGTCATATTGCCTTCCATAACAGCATTGAGCTTGTAGTATAACATCATGCCTATGATCTGATCAACTGGTTCTTCGGGCAATGTGGTAACGTTGATACCCAAAAGAGCCAACATTTCTGCTTGTTCTTTGTATTCTTGATTTATGAACACTGTGCTTTCTAACACTCCGTAAACAAAGTATTTGAGCCGGTCCATGGCCACATTGGTTGTTACAGCATCAGTTGAGTTTGTTCTCAAGCTCATACTCACTGAGTAACTGTTCATTTGAAGGGTGCCTTCGTAGTAAATTCCTGCTAGGAATTCTACGTCATACTGCAATCGCACGTTCATTGTATTTTGATTTTGTCGTCGAAGTTGATGTTGGATTTTTTCTGTTGCTCAGCCAAAAGAGCTTGATATCGATTTTGATAGTTCTCTAGTGCCATTCGGATTTGATTGCAAAGATGTGCATTGCCGCCTCGTGTGGCAATGTTAAGTTTGTTGTAAAGTTCACTGATCTTACTGCTAACCTCGTCAACAGTGAGATCGTTCAAATTACCAATCAAAGGATGTTCCATAGCTATATTTTACTATAAGCTCGGTACACAGTCAACCGGATAGGTTAACTCCAATTGCCTACGTAGTTGACCGAACCTGTGCCCATTGGCACCAGTCTAAAGTAACTGTTGGCCAAAATAGTTGGGGCTCCACCGGGTGCCGCAGAATATTGAATCTGGGGAGTAAACGTACCGGCTGAGTTGGTTCGCACCACACCACGAATCAAAACTGTGATGTTTTCTGTGGCCGATGTTGATGCTCCAGTTACTACCACTGCTGTGGCTGCGGTTCCGTAAATACGGCTCACTGCGCCCAAAGCATTGCCAGTGGTGCTGGTAGTTTCGGCAATGTATGTAATGCCGGTCAATGTCCCGCCCAGAGCAAACAGTGTACTCAATGTGTGGCTGGTAGTACCTGCTGATCGAGTGATGTAGTACAGGCCTTCCATGAAATAGGTAGTGTTGGCAGGCAAAGTTATCTGCCCATTAGATGGCGAATTAAACACCTTTTGTGCAGAAGCCGAGTCGTTGGCGGTGTAGTTAGATGCCAGTATCAAAAAGTGTTCAGACGGGCTTATGCCTCGTTGGCTGGCCTGCGGAGTACTGTACAGAACCACACCATCGTACTCAAAAGCACCTGCTGCCGCTGTGGTCAAATTGGTACCAGAAGTAAACTGCAACGGTGACAGAGTAACTGTGCCGGCTGGTGGTCTAATTTTAGCAGTAATGTTGCCGCCGGTGATGTTACCTGTGGCACTGACCAACCCAGCAGTGGCCAGATTGGCTCCAGTGATATTGCCAGACAAGCTCAGTGTAGAGCCAATAATAGTGGTCAAGTTTGCTGTGCCTGCGGTAGCAATGTTGCCACCGGTGATGTTACCTGAAATATTAGCAGTTGAAGCAACCAAATCATCTATGGTAATGTCAGCAGTGGTAAAGTTGGTCAACGCACGATTTAGGTCAAACAGTGTAATTGTTGTGCCGCCGTCGCTGGATGTGAACTGAAACTGATAGTATCCTGTGGAAGCAAAAGTAATGGTGTTGGAAACACCCGCGGTGCCTGGGCTGATGCCTTGTATACCGCTGAGACCTCGGCTCACTGCGGCAGGCAATGTCAATGTGTGTGCAACGTTGGTAATATTAATGGCCAAACGCAGTACACCAAAGTAACCAGCCGATGGGAAATTGCTAAAAGTCAAGCTCACTGAGCCCGATGTTGATATAGTTTGATAATGTCCAGCAGCATAGTCAAGATTAATGGTGCCACTGGTGCCACTCAATGCAACGGCCGTAGCACTAAAATCCTGTATATTGGCCGCGTAGATCAAGTTATTGTTCATGTTGTTGTCTAGCGTGCCACCACTCAGTGCTGCTTTCAACAATGCTTTGTTTTGTAGATCGTCGATTTCTTCAGCGGCATACTGGAAGTTTACTTTGATGTTAGTAAAGTTGTCGCGGAATCCTTGCGAATTATTGTCCTGGCCAGCGACTGGGTAACTGCCATCAATGTTATTTGGGTTGATATTACTTGCCATTTGTTGTCCTTGTTAAACCAAAATGTTGCTCTTGGGAAATACCAGATATTTATCATAAGTTTGGCTGGCATCGTACATATCCACTGGGTCAACAAATTGCATACTGCCTTGATCAAATATTGTTTCTGCTGTTACCACTGTGGGCAATGCTAACCAACTTATACGAGTTAAATCTGGGCCTGGAGATCCAGGATAGTATAATTGTGCCGCAAAAAATGACGACCCTTGCACAACCTGTACCCACTGATTTGCTTGCGTTTGAGTAGTCAACGTCAAAGAAACAATACCAGCCGATGATATATTGATTGTGTAGATAGCCATGCGTAGATTAGCAGGTCTTCCAGTCATTGTGCCCGACGCTGTAGTCAGTGACAATGTAGTTCCGCCGGGTGTAGCGGAAACTGTAAAATTGGTTGAATTTACTATGCTCTTGACATAGTAAGTTGTAGAAGTAGCAATACCGCCAAAGGTTGTACCAGTAAATGTTATTGATTGATTTAGGTTCAAATCACTGGTGGTGTCACAGGTGATTGTGTTTGATCCTGCGGTAGTGTTGGTGCAGCCTATCACTATACCACCCGACAGCGTGGCTGACTGGTCAAATTCTGTACCTGTGGCGTCAAAGCCAATCGCGTCATAGGGATACAGATATGACTGCCAGGCTGCTGCTGCGGTAGGATACGAGCTGCCTGGCGGACCGTTGTAGTTTTCTTGCTTGACGAACACAATAGTGCTGCCATTTCTGATTACCACTTTGGTTCCCGGCGGAGGCGTTCTTCCGGGTATTGCAATCCATGTATCGCCATCGATACCGCCCAGAGCGTTGATATAATCTATGTTTCTGTTGTTGACATCAGCATAGGCCAAATTTGTTGCACAACTGACTTGTCCAACAAAGGTATAACCTGATGTGTTGAATCTGTCAAAAGTTGTTAGCGTAGGTGGATTAGGAGTCCATTGTTGATTTTCAGTATCCCAGTTTTTGCTCAATGTACGATCTAGCACATATCGATCAACTTTGAAATCCACAGCATTTAAATTGCCAGAGAAGTATCTTGAGAAATAATATGCTATTTGTTTGCTTCGACCTGGCTTGGTATAACACATTACCCAGGCAGGAGTGAATCCCAGTGTGGTTCCATTTTCTTGTTTTGAAGTCATCCACAGCGGAAGTTTTTTGCTGATCTGGCCTACCACTTCAATAACTTGATCACGCATGTCTACTAGGCTGTTAGGATATACCTGAGTTAACACAGTACTACCGTCTGACGGGTCAATAATAGGGTATGGTAAATTAACAATCTTACTCACACTCTGGCCTTGGCTGTTTACCAAATTATCAACAATCTCTGAATACACAACTTCGTAGACCACTTCGCCAGAAACAGGATCCACAGCCTGTGCGGTTTTTACACTGCCCAACACCAAGTCTTTCCAATAGTGATTGAGATAAAGACTTTCTACATATTGATCAAATGTGTCTGGTGCAAGACCGAATGCATGTTGATAAGTCACTCTACGAGCTATGCCAAAATTGGGATCGTCAATTCTATAGATAAAATCGGGTACAAATATTTCTGTGTTGCTGAGCAATTCGTTGATGATCACACGATCATTTTCTGGTGGCATTGCTTCTACGTAGAGATTCTGATAAGGTTTATTGTAGGTTCTATTGACTCGGATAGAGAATGTTCGGTAAACAGAAATAACGTCTCTAGCACCAGTGGCTTTCATTACCGGGGTCAACACAGCGCCCGAGCCGCCAAAGCCTTCGGTAATGGTCAGTGTGGCTGGACTGCTGTAGCCAGCGCCAGAATTAACAACGCCGACACTGGTAATCGCGCCACCCGAGACCACAATGTTGCCTGCTTGAGCTTGTACAGCACTGGCTCCAATGGGAGTACTAAATTCCAAAGTTGGTAGAGTCACACTGCTGTAGCCAGTGCCCCCGTCAGCCACAGTGACACTGTCTACTTTGTACAATACCTGCGCTGTATCTTCAGCGTAGGCGTTGACTGTAAACACAAATGTTGAATCAAATGTTGTTTTTTGCAAATCAAGATTTCTAGTGACTGCCAATGTTTCATCAAATGTAGTAGATCCGCCGTCTAGGGCAAATGTATCAAAACTCACTCGACCAATGATATCGCCCGAAGGCATTAACTTCAGTCCTTGTGGGAGCTCATTGTAGGCGCCGCTTTTTAATCTATACTGTAAATCTCTACCGCCGCGATTGACTGCTTTGACATAGAACATGCTGGTACCACCGTTGTCAATGGAACCAAGGTCATACACAAACATAGAAGTGGTTACAAAAGCGTCTAAATTTTCGTCGTACTTTTTAGAAATTACTCGAGTATACCCAGCCGTTTCTGGCGGTACTTCCCAGGTAACTTCTGCGTCAATGGCACCGGTGATGGTTATTGTAAATGGATACAAAGGACTTACGTTTGTGGGATCTTCTAAATCGTAAACTTGAATGTTAAAACTGTAGGTAATCTCTGTGGTACCTTGGTCAGGTATAAATCCATAGTACCAGCCTGTGAGAGGATCTAGTTGTAGTCCTGGCGGCAATCCAAAACCTTCGTTGACAGAAATAAGATACCCCACACCTGTACCACCGTAGAGATTGCCTTCAAATTGATAGGCATAAAAATTATCACTGCGGACTCTGCCAAGATCAGTGATAACACTGTTGTATAAAAATGGTGCGCGAGTTGGTGTTTCGTCTGCGGTAACAAATGAGTTGTCAGCAGTTAAGAAAGTATCATCGGCACTAAGATCTGACCGATTGTAAACATAAATGTAAAATGTTCTCAGTGTGGCAGATTTGCCGTCGCTGATTTTACAAGTAAACTGATAGTTTTTACTGGTGCTTATGATAGTAAAATCGTAAGGCTCAGAGCTATTGCCAGTTAAATCATAGCCCGGCGGCTGATCAATGTTGATCGCTGGCTCAATCCAACCCTCAATTACACCACTGTAACTCAGTGCCAGTCCGGGTGGCAATTCTCCAGACGCCACAGTGATAGTGATAGTTTCGTCAGGATCTACACCTGTGTATTCCAATTGAATGTCAACAAAATCACTGTCATAATAGGTGCCAATCGATCCTGCAGGAGTAGTAAATTCAGGAGTATCGTTGCCAGTAACTGTTAGTGTAAAGGTTCTATCCGAAATAGCATCCACTGTGCCAGCCTGTGTTTTGGTGTAACCACGAATGGCAAATTTACTAGTAACATCTCGGCTTACATCCAACGGCACACCTTGCAAACTAGCCACAGCTTTGGGCACTCCCACCAACAACCCATTGTCTGCACATTGAATGCCGGCCGGCAATTTACCAGAGATCAAACTGTAGTATGTGTGTTGTTTGAAACTAGCAGTCATTATGCCCGTGGCAGTGGTCAAAGAATTTGGGTTGACATTGAGATTTTCAGTGTCGCAAATGCTAAAATGTGTGGAATCGGGCACGGTCAACACAAAGTATCTGATGTTTTCTTCAATGCCACCAAAGGTAGTTCCAACAAATACAACTTCAAGACCAGGATACACTCCTGCGGTTGACGAGCAGGTTATTAAATTTGTAATCGATGATGTTGCTGTACAAGTAGGCGCATTCAGCAATGGTGCAACATCTGCGGTCAATGCTGTTTGGTAAAATACCCCTTCGGGTATTACGCCTAGACTACCAGCCGGTGTGATCCAAATAGGTTGCGACATTAAACAGCATCCCAAGTTGAGCCAGTCCAGAGCTTTAATCCGCCCAATACTGTGTTGTAATAAAGTTGCCCTGTTACTGGACTGGCCGGATCACTAGAAGCAACAGGTATAATCAACCTTGATACCGCAGTGACATTACCGCCACTGACGTTACCAGTGGCACTGACTGTAACACCTTGTACCAATGCGGCTGCAATTACATTGCCACCAGTGACGTTTCCTGTGGCAGTTACTACGCCGGCTGTATTAACGTTGCCACCAGTGACGTTGCCAGTGACTGTGACCAGTCCGGGAGTAGACAAATTTCCTACAGCAATATTTGAAGTTACATTTAATGCGCTGACTACGTTGCCGCTAAGGCTAAGTCCAGCAGCATTTAAATTGCCTGCCTGTACATTGCCAGTGGCACTAATTAGTCCACCGGTGTTGATGTTTCCACTAGTAACGTTGCCAGTGGCACTGATTAGTCCACTAGTGTTGATGTTTCCAGCAACAACGTTGCTAGTTACACTGACCAATCCACCAGTGTTGATGTTACCGCCTGTGATGTTTCCTTGCGCTTGAATTATACCCGCGCTTAAAATATTACCAGAAGAACTGACTACGCCACTGGTTGTAACATTACCACCAGTAATATTACCAGTTGCAGACACAGTAGCACCTTGCACAGTTGAGGCACTAGTGATACTTCCTGTTACACTGATCAAACCGCCAGTGACAATATTGCCACCAACGATATTGCCAGTGGATGAAATTAAACCGCCGGTTAACAAATTACCACCAGTAACATTGGCAGTGACTGTCAGCGAGCTCAATGTGCCAACTGTGGTAATATTGGTTTGACTTGCAGTGGTTAATGTACCCACAATACTGGTGGCACTCAAATTACCACCAGTGATATTACCTGCGGCCGAAATAGTACCACTGGTGAGTAGATTGCCACCTGTGATGTTACCGCTAAGGCTTGCGCTACTACCACTAATTTGACCTGTGGCGCTGATTGTTGATCCAGATAAAATACCACCTTGAACAGTGACCACTCCTGCGGTAACAATATTGCCGCCTGTGATATTGCCAGTGGCTGAAACTTGCCCGCCTGTTCTAACATTGCCGCCAGTGATGTTGCCCGATGCGCTGACTATGGTTCCCGACACACTGTTGGTTGCAATAACATTGTTACCAGCCAAGTCCGCAGTGCCCGAAATGTTTGCACCAGTGATATCTCCGCTGGCACTTACTGTGGCACCAATTACCGCGGCACCGGTTATTAAATTGCCACCTGTAATGTTTCCAGTGGCTGCCACTGTGGTGCCTAGTGTGATAGCGTTGGCAGTGACACTGCCCGATCCGCCCAGTGCATTGCTGACAACCAATGAATCTAAATTGCCCAAAGAACGCAGGCTAGAACTCAGTACATTAGAACTCAATACAGTGCCAGTAAGCAAGTTGGCTGCTGTAGTAGCTTGAATACCAGTGAGTTGACTGCCGTTGCCAATAAAATATGCACCAGAAATATTGGCCACAGTACTGATAATACCGGCAGCACTAACAATGCCACCAGTGTTTATGTTACCACCTACTACATTACCTGTGGCAGTAACACCCGAACCTGTGGTCACAGTAAATGCAGACACCGTGCCCGAAGTACTGATAGCCCCGCCGGTGTTGATATTACCACCTGTGACGTTGCCAGTTACGTTCAAGCTAGTTAACGTTCCAACTGATGTAAGGGAACTGTTGAGCACGTTTGAACTCAGTGTGTTACCAGTTAGCAAAATAGCAGGCGCAGTTGCAGTGATACCTGTGAGTGCGCTGCCGTTACCAATGAACAACCCGCCAGCAGTTACATTGCCAACTGCACTGATATCAACGTTGCCAATTAAGGTGCCAGTAACTGTGGCGCCTGTGGAACCCACAACAACAACATTGGGTACACCTTCGGCACTGATTCTAACTGGTGAGTCTTGTGCAATGGATATATTACTTGTTCCGTTGGCAATGCCAGAAACCCCACCAATACCATAGAGTTCAGAAAAGTTTTCGTTGCAAATTTCAAAAGCAGATCTAATGGGATCGCCTTGCCCATCATTCGCTGCTGAGCCTACGTTGATTATCTGTTGTGCCATAAAATTCAGTCCTAGTATGCTATTTACCAGCAGTATCAGCAACCTGGTTTCGCTAAATACTGCAATTCGGAGCAGATATGAGTTATATTATCAACAACAGTCGCGGGCAAATTGTTGCAGTTATTCCTGACGGTGTAGTGAATACATCAGCCACAAATTTGGCTTTGATTGGTCAAGCAGTTACAAACTACGGTACCTATCAAAACGAAAATTATCTATATCTACTGGAAAATTTTGCCAACGGCACTGCACCTACCACACCCATTCTAGGACAACTGTGGTACAATGCAAACACAGACACATTGAATGCCTATAACTCAGCCAACAGTTGGACCGCATTGGCATCCCAAAGCTACGTAGACACTGCATTAACGGCGTACTTAATTAGCCCAACTTTTAGTGGTACTCCCAGTGCGCCTACTGCCAGCGCAGGCACCAATACCAATCAAATTGCTACCACAGCGTTTGTAAATCAAAGCATTGGAAATTTCAGCGGCAGCATCAACAATGCCACACTGACTGGCAACAGCACTGCGGTAACTGCCGCCAATGGCACATCAACCACGCAAATTGCTACCACAGCATTTGTGATCAATCAGTTACAAGGCAGTGGTGCTATTTCTACCACCGGCAACGTCACTGGCGGTAATTTGCTGACCGGAGGCTTGATCAGTGCTGGGGGCAATGTCACAGGAACCAACGTCAATGCTGTAAATCTAAGCCTCAGCGGCAACGTTATCAGTAACCTAAATTTAGCAGGTGCAATTAACAGCGGAGCCATTAACAGTGCTGGAACTATCGTTGCTGCCGGCAATGTGTCAGCACCAAACTTTATTGGTAATTTGCAGGGAAATGTCAGCGGTAATATCAGTGGCAACATTACCGTCGGTGGTGCAAATACTCAAGTAGTATTCAATGACAATGGCACTGCCAATGCATCGCCTGGTTTTACATTTAACAAAGTGTCAAATGCAGTTACTATGTCAGGTACACTGACTGTGGATACTGTGATTGCTAATTCTGTAGTAACCACCGGAACTACCAGTGCTTTTAGATTGCCCAATCTAACACAGACTCAAATCAATGCACTTTCACCGCAGAATGGTGACATGGTGTACAACACTACCGACAGTTTGCCACAGGTTTATCAAAATGGCTCGTGGAAAAACTTTACTTTGGCTTATTACAGTTAAACTGAGAAACTAGATCCGCATCCGCAAGTGGTAACTGCTTGCGGATTGTCTATTACAAAACTGGCGCCCATGAGGTCTTCTTTGTACTTGATATTACTGCCTTGCAGGTACTGCCAACTCATGGAATCAACAAGCACTTTAACTCCATCATAATCCTGTTCAAAGTCATCTTCGTTCTGCAATTCATCCAAGGTAAATCCATAACTGAAACCAGCACATCCACCGCCCTGCACAAACACTCGTAGTTTGATGTTGGGGTTGTTTTCTTCTGCCAAAATGTCTTTGAGTTTGATTACTGCGGATTCTGTAAGTGTCATAGTCTTGCGTTGCAAATGTCCCAGTTGATGATTTTCCAGATGTTGTCTAGATAACCTTCTTTGTCGCTTTGATAGTCCAGGGCCCAGGCATGCTCCCACCAGTCTACCAACACACAGATGTCAGTGCGTACAGCATGATTGGCAATGGTCTTGATGTCTCCACCAGTGCTCAAGTAAACCCAGCCTGATCCTTGTATCTTCATTGCAGTTTCTTTGAAGGCTTCTTTGAAATCTTCCCAGGTCTTGAAATGCTCTTCGATTAGTTCAAGTACTGGGCCACGGGGACGATTGGCGCCCTTAGGAGCCCTAAACTGAGTGAAGAACTGATTGTGTAAAAAATTGCCAGCACGATTAAAATTCGCATTACCTTCTCCTGCGTTGTAGCGTTTTGCATAGCCTTTGGCCAAATGCTCGTAGTGATAGTCAATGGTAGCCCGGCTCATTACAGGTTCAAGGTCTTTTTCACTGTAAGGCAAGGGAGTGGTTTCCAGTTTTGCTGGTTTTGTACTGGCTTCAACAATGTTGATGGTGTCGCGAATTGTTGTCATAACTTGATATTTAGCGGCGACGTGTGATACGTCCGCGGGTGAGGTCATATGGACTGAATTCTACTTCCACAGTATCTCCCAGTAAAATTTTGATGTTGTGCTGTCTCATGCGTCCTGAAATTATGCCTGTGATCACAGATTCTGTATTTGCAATTTTGACTTTAAACATAGCGTTGGGCAGTACATCTACCACAACACCGTCCATTTTTAAACCTTCTTCTTTAGCCATGAATCAATATTTATTTGAATTCTAATTCCGCAGTGACCTTTTGCAGTCGGTCAAAACGGAAACTGCGCCATTCTTGCTTCTCAATGTCAAATACCCTGAGGCTGTGCGGATCAGGTTCTTTGCGGGGTTTTTTGTTTTCTTTAAGCAAATTTTCCACAGGAACATCGCCCTTGGGCTGTTTGTCTACAGGAATTAACTCCCAGTTTAGAGTACATTTCATGTCGCGCACAGTGCCGTCGGCTTTGACAAAGGTCACTGTGATAGAACTTCTTTGTAGCAGACTGCGAATCCAATCTCTAATAATTGTTTTATTTGTATCATCTGCTTCTTGATAGTGTGTGCCCGGTGCGCCCTTGAGTAGTCGTACCACTTCCGATTTTTCCCAATCCATTTTACACTCCTTGTTTCACTTGGTTAAGTTTGCCCCACATGTCAATCTGCTCTCGAAGGCGATCATTTTCTTTGCGCTGATGTTCGGCTTCTTTCAACGCTTCTTGAACTTTGAAAGTAGCAGTTCGCTTCTCTTGCCAAACTTCTTGAACAAAGTCCATAATGCTACGAGTCTTGAGCTCGTCAAGCTCTTTTTCTGCTTCTTCCAGTTTGTATTTTACACCCTCAAGTTCTTCTTCAGCGTATGTTACTTGTTTCTTGAGATCTATAATGTATTGTCCTGGAAACTGCTGTTCCCAGCCATCGCCGAATGTCCAGGTCTGTGGATCCATGCCTGCTTCTTCAAGGTCTGAAATAATTGCACCACGAGTTCTTGTGAGCACATCAATCAGTCTGCGAACCAGTGGATCGTCGCTGTAGATATCCAAGTAGTGTAACAGTTCAAGATCTGTCATAGAATTGTAGTTCATATTTTATCTCTTTAACAGTTTGAAAGTATGGTCAGCGTGCCAGGCACGTATCCAGGGGCTACGATCAATTTCCGCGATATGACTCATCACTGCTTCTCGGCCTGCAGATTCCATGGCCTCGCCTAAGAAAATACTGGCCATTGGTGGCAGTTTTAAGTTGTAGTCATCACTTGATGCCCAGATTCTGATATGCATCGGATCTTCTTTGTCTATGTCCCAAATTATTTTGTTCATAACTGTGTCAAAGCCTTTACCATTTCATATCGTTCGATTGCTCGTTGTACTTCATTCCAAGCATCTTGTTCTGCTGGAGGCAAGGGTCCGGACTTCTGTCGAATACGATACTTGTCATACCAGCCGCCGGGATCTGCTTCAGTCCAATACACCACATTGACCGGATGCGCATTGCTGATTTGACTTTCTCGCCACTCCGCTGATTTGGCGTTCCAGTAATAATAGTCACAGCCAGTTTCACTGTCGCCCATGCTCATGCCTTTGAAGCCAAGGTAGTAGCCACTACGGGGCGGAACCCGTTCATCTATGGTATACCAAACACAGGCTTTCATATCGGACCTACCACTATTCTAACTCGCATTTTGTTGCAACAGCCGCAATGGCCATGTTGAATGTTGTTTTTGCCATTCTTGGGCAAATACACTTCTGACCATTGTGTCCAACGATGCCAACCAAATCTACACAGCCACGAAGTAATCAACAATGGATCATCCTTTAAGGCTCTAAATGTGTTTTCTTTTGCGACGTTCATTGTTCTCTCTGGTCTGCTAGTATTTCAAATATTGTAGCATATTCTACGTGAGGTTCGTAATGAAATCCGGTGCCCCATACTGCCCAGTATCGTCGTTTGTAGGCAACAGTCATCCAAAGTTCTTGACCGGTAATGCTACGTCTAGGAACCAATAAAAATGTCTTGCGCCAAGGATAACATCCTGCACCGTCGTGTATGCGTTGGGTTATTTCCATGTCCTGTCTATCCAAGTTCCAGCCAATGCTTCTACCCAACTTAACAGGCGGCGCAGGATTGTAGTTCATTTCCACTTTTTTCCGCCGCTGAGTCTGGACCACATTAGTCGCTTGTCCATAATGTCTTTGAATTGTTCTGCTTTAGCAAGATCTCTAAACTTTATTCCTACAACAATAAAATCAGTGAGATACTTTGCCAAACCGACTTTATCTTGCCACCAGGCAGACACATTGACGTGCATGATTTCGGTTTTATCTTCACTCCAACCTTCTCTACGCAGAGCTAACTCTACTTCATTGATTTTGAGTTTGTCAAATAAAATTTCAAGTAAATTCTGTGCCTTGACAATGTTGTTGACCAAAACATATTCATAGCCGGGCCAACTCACTGACCATGAATTGTCGGGCAGGTCCCTAATTTTGAAAGGTGTATTCAACTCCATTTTAATGTCAGTGCTGAATACATCTGTTCACTTATGTCAAACATACTTTGATTTACGTAATATCGTTGATCAATGTGCTCATGCCAATCTTCTGTAGGTTGTTCCCGTAGCCACTCCCTGGCAGGCATACTCAATTGTACTGTATACCATGTTTTTCCGTCAACGTCGGCACTGTCCAAAACTTTTACATCTGGCATTGTTAGTTCTCTAATCATATTGGCCCAAACTGATTTGCCCATTCCTCGTCCATGGGTTGTTATCATGCGCTTTGATTGAAATCCTGACATAATTAATTCCATTTCAGTACAAACGCCGTTTGTGCAGATTCGGTGTCCCATCGCAGATACCATCCTTGTGTTTTGGTCATAATCAGTTTGCCTCCATAGGGTTTTAGTTGATGGTTCATCACGGTAATAGGCATCCAGCCATTGGCTTCGGCTATTTCATTGCAATGTCGAAAAAAGTTTTCAAAGTATGTGGGCCACTTTTCACCAAAGTTGCCATAGGTAATCGGTACACAAAATCGTTCCGGCATCATGTCCACCTTAATACAAACCAAGAGCGATCTTGCTCATTTCGAAACCAAAACTTAGAATTGTTGACATACCAGCGAGCACCAGGTGTCCATACACCATCTTCAGGTGTGGGACCGAATGTACTAACACACCATTGTAGCATATCATCCCATTCTTGCCTAAACCAAGTTGGCGCATGTGCTGGAAACATTGGGCGCACAGTATAGTACCTTGCACCATACACTGAGCCTTCGCTGATATCTAACTCCATTTTAATAAAAATGCCACACGTTGTTGCTCATTGCGAATACGCCAGAGATCTACTTTGGCCAAAGTTCCTTGATATTCCACCTCGATGTTGTTGGCATCGCACCATGCCCATACATCTTCGCGATAGTTTGAAACCACAGCGACATCTCTTTCGTCACCCACCAGTCGAACTCTGCCCTTTTCAGCAAATGTTTTGGTACCCATCACGTCCATTTTAGTTTAAACATTGTTGCGTCTTGTTCGCGGAGGAAATACCAAACTGTCTTGGTTTTGGCTCCTGGGGAACGCATCATCATCTCCAACGGATCAATACCAAGTTTATACCATGTGATATTAAATTGCCCAATGTTTTGCTCGCACCAAGCTTCTGCCTTGTACCAATCATCGTTGTAGATTACAACTTCGTGAACCAACAGTGGATTCATGCAAACTTCAGTGCAAACGCTGTGGCATCGCGCTCACGAGCAAAGTGATACACAAGATAATCTCTTTCATGATCCACATGCCACGGTCTTGATTCGTCTACTAAATCTCTATAGCGGGCATGAACACCAACATTGGCCAACAGCCACACATTGATAGGGCTTTCGTCAACCCAACGATTTTGTTGTTTCGGATGATACAGTTTGACTGTGGCTAAGATCATGACCACCTCAGTGCAAATGCAGTGGCATCCTGGTCGTCTTCAAACTCAACAAAGTTGCCGGTCCATCCTGGACTGGTGTAGTATGGTGCCCTACAGTTGGCTTCCAACCACTCACGCATTTCTGCAAAACGATAACCCGAAAAGTTCACACGGTGTAACACTGGAACCTTTAGTGTAGGTGCCTGCTCAGGCCAGGGATAGTGATATTTTATCATAGCCAGCGTAGTACAAATTCAGTTGCTATTTGGTCGTTGTTGATAACCAACATGTAATGACTGCGTTGATACATGGTGTGGTTTACACGCTTGACATGCCAATCTTGTTGGTAGGTTTGGCCACGCTGATCCATCCAGCAATGAATTTCAGGCAAAGGATGCAGTTGTTCGAATCCAGTTTCATAATATAGCACTCGATCACAGAGTTGATTGTTCAATGTAATTTCGATCATGCCCACCTCAAACAAAATGCAGTGAGTGTGACATCGTCGGGGATATTCACAGTCATACCTTGCACTTCACTGTGATTTTGCCGACACCATTCATGCAATGAATCATAATTTATGTTCCAAAATGCAATGTCGCTCAACATCACAATCACAGGTTGACCAAGACTACGAGCTATCTCTGGGTCAGCCACAATAAAATGCGGTTTAGCCACGACGCATCTTGGAAATTTCCACAGCCTCTTCCTGTGCAAATACAGGCACAGCATTTGACTTGTGCATGGTAGCAATGCCAAGAACTTTGTCGCCGGTATAGACCTTGTGTACGGCCGCAGTGGAATGGCCTTCTGTGACACGGCTGGGCAAGTCGCGAGAGGTAGTGCGACCGGGCGGCGCAGTCAAACGATAACCACCAGTGTGTAAGGGTTCAAAAATTTTGCCCACACGTTTCTCCTTTGCGGGCACAGCCCATTTAGTTTTAAGTTTCTCCCAGTCGGCCGCAAGCTCACGTGCCTTGCGAGCCTCTTCGGCGTTGCGGAACTTGACTTTGCCTTTTTTCTTGCCGTTGAGACTCAGGGCAGGGCCACAAAGATGCATTGTCATTTTCGAAGTAACTCCATGGTATATTCAGTGTCGCGCATGTGTGCCACAGGCGTGATCCAGTCATGCCGCAAGCATTCCATTAAAATCTGTTTGTAATGGTCCGGACACTTTTTGCTGATTTCAAAACCTGCACGTGGCACCAGGGAGATGCCATTGGGCGAAAATGCAAAGTCCGGGTCGCCAGGGCGCAGACAAATGTAAGTCTTGGTTGTTTGCGTAATCATGCCTATATTATAGCAAATATAGGATTATTGGTCAATGTAATACTTTTTACTTAAACAAGATCAGCGCCATGCACCCTGCTTGCAGTATAAAACCAAAGCCAATAGTAATGATGTTGAGGATATCTTTGAGTACCACTGCTCGCAAAAACAACAGCACCAGGCCACCCCAGAGAAACAAGATCGTGTCCAAACCTGGTGTCTTGTCTGACAGTCCGGTCATCAGAGCCAGAAATGCTGGCAAAGTGGCACAATGTAGCACAATGGCTGCTAGCCAGCCTAGTGTATCAGCCGAAAGTTTTGCAAGGCTATTGTTGAGAAATTCGCGAATAGCAACAATGGTGACAGGAAACTTAAAAGGCATTAACGCTCTCCGTAAAAAATGTGACGACCAATTTTATCAATTCGGGGTTTTTTCCATCCCGGGCTTACATAATCTGCGTGATAGTACAGTGCTTCTTTGAGTCCGGGCAAGCGGAAGTTTTCCAACAACACTTTTCTGGCCACTAGTTCTGATTCTGCCCATAAGGGCTGATACACAGGTTTGGTCTTGTGTGTGGTTTCACACACCCACGAAAATTGGCAAATTACCTTTTCGTAGATAATATTCTTTTGATAGATAACTCCACATACAGAATCGCCAAAGCGTCCAGATGCAAGTCTGTTCATTGTGACTTGGGCCACTGCTACTTTGCCTTCAAAAGGCTCAGAAGCGGCTTCCCAGTAGATATTACGAGTCAAGCAATCCAATTGACGGATTTTTTCTTGGGCCGACACATAACCAGGGGGCATGGTTTCCACACCCGAGCGAAGTTCTCCGAGACGATGATCGCAAACAGCAATCACTGCTAAGACCACTAACCAAAGCCCTGCGGCTTTGAGTGCTCGTGAACTCCAAGTTGTGAGTTGATCACTGATGTAGTTTACTTGTGCTTTCATGGTAGTTTTACTTACTCAGATGGTTGAAGAACCGGCCAAAGACCGGGCCAAAAAGGTGCCGTTTTGAAGTAAACGGCGTAGTTTACTTGGGCATTTCGCACACAGGAATTGGTTGCATTTTGTGCAGGTTACGAGCACGAATCTCACGATACTTTTTTAACTGTGCCTTTTCGGTTCGGTCCATTGGGATTTCCAAAGTTTCATATACACAGTCTCGGTCAATCTTGTCATTGGCCATGGCCCGTTCCAGTTCAGGATATGTCATGCCCAGTTGACCTTCGTCTGTACGGCCGTCGTCCCAGAGTCCGTCAGTGGGTTCTGCGTCAATGATCTCTTGCTCCAGGCCCAGTTCACGGCCCATGTCCCAGACTTCGGTTTTCAAGCAATCGCCAATGGGACTAATGTCCACGCCACCATCACCATACTTGGTAAAAAAGCCCACGCCAAAGTCTTCCACTTTGTTGCCTGTGCCCACAACAATGCCGTTGTGGCACTGAGCAATCTGGTACAAGGTCATCATTCGCAGTCTAGCACGTGAGTTAGCAGATGCCAGTTTGTATGTTCCGTAAGTATCATCTTCGATGTTGCAGAAAGGATCCACTTTCTTTTCAAACGCAGAGAACACCGGAGTCAAGTCCATGCTCATGTGGGTGACAGTTTCTGGATGTTGATTCAGCAGCCAGGTGGCTTGCATTGAACTGCGATTGTCCAAAGTCTTGTTTTGACGAATGGGCATCTGAACCACAATGGTCTTGATACCCGTCTTGGCGCACAGCGCACTGACCACTGAGGAATCAATGCCACCGGAAATACCCACTACAAAAGTGTTGATTTTGGCACTGCGGGCATACTGCTTCAACCACTTTGTGATATGGCTGATGCGTTGCCGGGGAGTCAATCCAGTTTTGGTGGAGGCATCTCTTTGAGTTTTTTCCATACTTCGGCTTTCTCTTTGCACTTCTTTTCTAGTTTACGATAGCGTTCACCTAACTTACGCAAGTCGTCCCACTCTTTTTCAAGTTCGGGATTTGGGGTAAGAATATTCAAACGCTCTTCTACTTTTTCCATCCAGTTTTTGAGACTCTTGCCGTTGATGTCAACGTCGGCGTCCGGTCCCTTTAATGATATCTTGCCTCCAGCACCTACGGTGGTTCCGTCGCTGACTCCACCTACACCAGACCAATTGTATCCGGTTCCGGTAGTGGTTGTAGTCCAAATGCTGTTTGGTAATGCACTATTGTTGATAGTGTAATTTGGACTACTAGAATAGGTCAGTGTTGAGCTACTGAGATCTATTGTGCTGATTGTATCACTGCCAATAGCACCAATAGTGGTACTCTCAAGCGGTCCAATAGTAATAGAATCGGGAGTTAATGGTTCGATTTTAAAAGGGTTATCTAATTTGATCTTGTTGTCGATGGTACTCACAGCAACATTCCTTGAGAATGTCCGCTACACAAGCACCGGCGGTGCTGGCCCAAATGGCTGCACGTTCCAGTTTCTCGCGTAGCATCTTCTGCTGATCTTCAGCAGTCATGATCATAGGCCAGTCCTGCACATGATCATGGGCCAACTTTCTCAATTTCATTTTGCTGCCAGCGCCTCTTTCTCAGCAGTGATTTCCTTGCGACGCTCTTTGAGCGCTTTGCCTAATTCTTGCAAGGCCTTGCGAGCACGAGCCGCTGATGCTTTGACACCCTTGGCGGTAAATTTTTCGTTTTCTGCTAGATAGGTTTCGTAGGCAGATTTGATTGCGTCATGTTGTGTTGACATAGTATTCTCCTTGAACAGTAATTGTACAACAATTTATAGACGTTGTCAACGTCTATGAGTGAAATTTGGCACTCTAGTCAAGCCACGTAGATGTGCTTGCGATTCCAAGTGTCCCAAATTGTGATTGATTCCCAGTTGTCTCGCCAGGTAATCATAAATCGATCCAGGGCCTGCTGGTGATGGAGCATCATCTTGTTACCTTGAACCACTGCATGTTCCACACGGTGGTCCTTGATCCAGGACCGTAATCGAGATTCAGCCTGTGGGTTGTTTCTAAAAATTACAATGTACAGTGGTTCCACTGCACGATAACATGGTAAAGGCATGCGGTGTAGATAGGCTGTTTATTGTTATAATTCCAGCCTAGTATTTAGTGCCCAGAATATTTTGGGCAAAGAAAAAGCGGCACCCTTGGTGCCGCTGTTGTGAGCCTGATAGTTTAAGCGTTGGTGCTTTCAACAGCATCAGACTTGATAGTGGCCTTAGCGGTGGTCTTGGCTTTGGCCTTGGTGGCCTTGACCTTGACTTCGCCTTTCTTGGCAACCTTGGCCTTCTCGGCCAGTTTATTGGCCACAGCAAAACCGGCATCACCTTCAGTGATACCTTGCTCGGTAAGATACTGGAGAGCTTCCAGTTTGGTCATAGCACGGGGCAGTTCGATGAGATTAACATCGGTGCAACCTGCTTTGTTGAGGATCTTGATGCGAGCCACCAAGTCATTAGCGAAACGGGCCTTAACGGTGCCGTCGGAGTTGCGAGCGGTACCAGCCACGGTAAAAAGTTTGTCTGCGGACATAAAGTTGCCTTTCAAAGTTGCCTAACAGGGTTGAAAAAATGTTGCGCCTTACTGCTCAACATATCAATATTATAGCAAAACTGCGATTTAGTGTCAACCAATTTTGCAATAATTTTGATTCGATTTGTTCGTTTTTGCCGAACATGTTTAGATTGTAACACTTCTGCCTTTTATGGTCAACCACTTTTGGTAAATTTTTTGTAGTACCAAAGTGTTACAGATTTTTCATAGACAATGCACTTAATTTCTGCTCTAAATAATAGTGATTGTCAACCTTGTCTAAGATGTTATAGCCTAACTCTCGACTTTTGTCTACTAACTCTTGTATCCATTGAGCGCGGGTAGATTGATCGGACCCAGTCTCAATGTTGATCCAAAGGTGAGGGTTGGTTCCTAGTTTAATGCCTAACTGGTCTTTGTTGCGATGCAAATGCGTATTGGGAAAGATAGCCAAGGTTTGGTCCCAATGTAGTTGAATAGAATCTTTGAACTCAACATGATCCTCTAGCCACTTTTTACTAAAGTCAATGTGTTGCTGAGTTTCAGTAACATAGCCCACAATAAACAACAATAGCATGCCTATGCGATGTTTTTTGGCCTGGGCAAGATGATAATCAATACTGGCATTGCTGAACTTTTTGCCAATATGGTATCTAATCTCCTCATTGAGATTCTCAATGCCTACTACCAAAAACGAAGCTCCTGATTGTTTGATAGTATTCCACATTTCGTCATCGTTGGCTGACTGTTCTCTAAAAATATAGTAACCGCCCCAATGCAAACGATCGTTGGGATTGGCTATGTTGTGGTCGGCCAATAATTTAATCAACTTGTTGAATTCTTTGAGATTGCCATTGGTCAGTGTATCGTTGAATTTAAAGTAACGCATGCCATATTTTTTGTACTGCGTTTTCATTTCTTCAAATATGCTTTCGGCGGTGCGCCACTGAAACTTGGTCCAATTTTCAATGTAGTCACAAAATGTACAAGCTCGCACACATCCGCGACTGCCGTGTATACCAATTACTTTGCGTTCGTATTGCGAAAAATCATAATCGTCGTAATTAGGCCAAGGAAGTTGATGTAGTTCTTCGTTGGTAATTTCTTTCCATGTTGGGCTGTTGATGCCCGGATACCGATCGTTGCCCAACAGTAACTGAGTCAATGCATGTTCACCATCGCCTCGTATATGATAATCTACCAACCCTAGAGCTATCATTTCTTCAGCAAATATTCCTGGACCAGTGAAAGACTCCAAGCAACCAGCGCCGCCAACTATGATTTTGATCTCGGGCTGACGTTGCTTTATTTTTTCACAAATCCAAAAACAGGCACTCCGTGACGCATAGGTAAACAAGCTCAGACCAACAAACTTTGGATTAAATTGCAAAATTTGATCTACAGTGCTGTTCATAAAATCTTCAACCCAATCTTTGATCTTGTCACACGTGGTGCCTGCAAAGAAAAATTCCAACACCTGTTCTCGGTACGGGTGCTGTTGTAGAAGATTATAGACCTCACCATTTAGATCGGTACAAAAAGAAGAATAGCCTGCCATTTCAATGGCAGGCTTCAAAGAAGCAGGGGCCATCAACGGCAAGTTAGTGTTAACCCAAGGTGTTGTGATCAACACAACATCTGCGGTTCGACCTGCGTTGTCAAGACATTTTAGGTGCATCGTCTATTTAAAGCCAATGCAGTTATTGTGCAAGTTCTTTGGTTTGTTGTTGAATAGTTTGAACGCCTCGATCCAGCACCTTTGTGATGCCCGAGAATCCCACTGTGGCCACAACAATACCAGCCACGAACCCAATAACAAACTTGGTCATTACAGCACCTTCACACGGTTAAGTTGGGTAAAGTTATCTTTGTGGGCCTTTACCGTTCCCCGAACAGTGAGATGTGTTCCTGCGTCAAAGTTTTCTTTGTTGCTGAAGAACACAGGCTGATCCTGATCCGTGATGCCACGAATCCAGTAGATGCCATAGTTGGCACTCCAGGTGCTGGTCAGCACCTCAAGGTTCACTGTGACCTTGTCATCGGGCTGACCAATCAAGCCACCTGTAGCAAACTTGATACGCTCGTCTGTTGACTGGCGAACCTGTTGCTTGGCGGCTGAATTGGGCAGGCATGCTACCACTGCCAGTTCATAACGATGCTGAACTGTGTCAAATTCTGCCAGGGCAAGACAACGGCTTGCGGCCACGTCAAAGTCGTTGAGTCGGCCTTTGAGCCCACGGAAGGTTAGATCCTTTTGTAGGAAGTCACGAACTGTTTGACCCTGCTCGCGATCTTGGGGCAGGATGGTGTTGGGTTGGGCAAGGAACTCTGCTACCAAGTCACGGTTGCGGCGTTTAAGCAAGACGCGAGTGTTGGTTGCTTCGTCGTAGTGATAAGTTTCTTCCTTGACATAGCCATCGTTCACACGATGTGCGGCAGCCGCGGCGGCCCAGACGTCAGCGGCTGTATACTTTGTGCCCACGGGCCGGCTATAACTGCGGCGACCGCGACGGGGCTGATCTACATCATCGTAGTCATCAGCATGCCCCAAGCGGCGCACTTCTTCGCTGGTCCAACCAGTAACATCTACAAATCCAGGCATATCGGCTCCTTATTGTTCACTATACCTATATTATAACAAATTGGAAATTTTTGGTCAACCGTTTTAAAAGTAGTACCTAAGTATTACACGTAAAAGTCTTCACCACGGCGACCGGCACCAATGGCATCATATACATACTCGCGAACCATGGTGTCCATGGCTTCGCCAAAAACATCAGAGTTGCTGTCGGCCAGTTCACGTAGGGCGGCCAGTGTTTGACGCCAGGTCAGTTGCTTGGCACGAGCCGCAACCACAATGCCATGCACGCCAGCATTGCCAAGTTCGGTATACATGGCATAATCAGGCACTGAGTTGCTGGTCAAGTTGTATTCAATTTCGATGCTCATAATTTACTCCGAAAATTCGTAAAACTTCACAGTGGGGTCCAGCGCCAGCAGTTGCTTGGCGGCACGGGTGAGACCGCGATATTTGGCCTGCACAGTGGCACGAGGCAGTTCGCCATCGCAAGTGAGATTTTCAGGGCTCAGTGCGGCGTCAATGGAGTCTGCAATGTGTTGACGACCGTCAGCAGTGTCCAAGGTGAACACACTGGATTTGAATGCTCGAGCCATGGCGTTTTGACGATCCACAAACTCTTGCAGTTCTGCACCAACCACAGGTTTTGCAGGCTTGGCAACCACGGGCCGGGCGGCTTTGGCAACCACAGTGCTACTATATGTGCGAGCCAGAAATTCAGCACAGGCTTCAGCAGTGCGTTTGGTCACCCGAACCTTGCCACCCCAGAACCCCACGTAGAGGTTGCGATGCGGAACAAACTTGACTTCACCATCGGCACCATAATGACGTTGACGAGTTGCTTGGGACATCTGACTCTCCTTTTGTTTCAACATGTCATTATTATAGCAAATCGGTAAATTCTGGTCAACCAAAAAAATAACCCTGGTACTACCAGGGTTTTGTAATACTTTGGGTTTAATCTGTAAACACCTGATTTGACAGTTGTTGCCCTAGATTTTTTTGGACTTTGATGTTGGCATTGTTGCTTGTACCGGATTCTTTGTGACTAAAAATTCCGTAGAGTTTGATCAAGGTAGGGTTCCTGCCTTCAATGGTGTAAAATACTGATAGGTCCTGTGACAGGTGTGCGTGTCTCAATCCAGGAACTGAACGACCCAAAGGGCCAGTACTGATCAACAGAGTATCGTTTTTGCCAAATTGCTGAATTGGCGCTTGCGTTTTGGCGGAAATAAATGCGTCAAATTTTGCAGCCAGACCAGGAGCTCCCCTGGCATGCCTAGCATAGGTTTCTTTAAACAGTGGGCTCATTGTGAACCGCACAGTCATTTTAAACTCTCCAAGAGGTCTTGAGCAGTCATGGGCGCGGACCACTGATTAGATTCAGCGGCACGTACCACACGCACCAGATCCTCAGTTAAATATCCAGTATTGTTTTCGGCATCGATGCTTTCAAACAGAGTTTTGTCTGATGGTTGTTGAACTTCATTTATACGCATGTTGTATTTATGGCTTTTTGCCTTGATTTTCAGCATCGGTTGCCTTTAGTACTTTTAACATTTCTGCTTGCTCTGCTCGCTTTTTTCGCTCTGCTTGACGAGCACGTTCTCGGTCCTCGTATTTTTTACGCTTTTTCTCATCGCTAAGACGCAGAATCATGTCGTATTGTTGAGCACGAACCCAGCCCATCATGAAGATTTCACAGTCACGGAACGAGCCAGTAAAGATATCGGCCTCGCGGTTAAAGGTTGGCAGTGCCTCACCGTTGGGGTAAAGGGTGACCTGGTCAGAGCCTTCGTTGGAACTACTCCAATGGCCATGCTTGGGGTTACCTAAACGAAAGCCCAGCAGTTTGGCCTGCTCTTCAATGCGTTGTAGGCGTAGGTAGGTTGAGTAGCCGCTCACGATTCAACTCCAAAACATTCTTTTAATAAAACTAAAAACAACCATAAACATGGTAAAGTAAGCGGCCGCACCTACCATAAGTAGATACGCAATTGCCCACCAACCAGCCCGGTCACCTTCGGTCATTCTCGAACTCCGAAATGTTCTTTGATGGCATCAGCAATCATCTCGCCTTCATAATCGGCTTCGTTTAAGGCACCTGTTCGTTCAGATACCTTGGCACATTCCTGAACAATCAACTCAGCAAACTTTTCAATATTAATAAAGTCTCGATTGACAATACCTTGTGCTCCAGCCTGTAGAGCAAGTTCTTTAATTCGTTTGTTCATCCTTGATTTCCTTTTGACAACAAGAAGAAAGTTAGATCCGGGCCTTCCACACGCACACATTGATTGGCTGCTCGCAAGGTAGTGATCATGTGACTGTTGTTCCTCCAGTTTATTCCAGGGTGTTCAATCTTGACATTCTTGGGTGTGAACTTGATGATCCGGCCCAGTTTCATGCCACCGTTGTAGGCACCTGGAAAAACCACATAGTCATCCAGGGCCAGTTCGCGGTTGAGAAAATCACGCTGGCTCATTTTGTTCTTCAGCCTGCTCAATGTCGTGGTCTGCCAAGGCTTCTGCCAAGACCGCCAATTTGCTGGACATAGCATGCCCGTCGTAGGTAGTGCCGCAATACCAAACACCGTCCCGCATGATGTAGTAATACTCAGCGCCGCAGGAGTCACAGTGCTCCAGGAAACTTTGGAAGTCCTCATGGCAAGTCCACTCAGTGCCGGTCTCGCCGCGGTCACGTCCGTAGAAGGTGCACCAGTTGGGGTTAGAGCGGTCATCAAATCCGTGCTTCTCGCCGATTTCTTCGCCCAGGCTGGAGAGGTCGCCCAGGGCTACCAGTTGGTTGGCCTTGGCAGAGTTATAATATTCCAGCAGGATACGGCCGTTGTGATCCAGATAACCATCCCAATGGCAATACACAGACTTGAGTTTGTCACCATGCATCACACCAATACGACTACGAGTTCCCATTATGCTTTCTCCTTTGAGTTCTGTTGAAGCCAACGATATTCACTGACAAAATCTGCGGCAAAATCTTCGTTATACCAAAAACTATAACGAGCAGACTTGATGCCGTGTTGCACTCGCATGCAATCAAAGCCCAGGCCAATCACTGCATCTTCTGATTGGATGCCGGGGTTGAGACCAAACACTTGTTCTGCCAGGGTGCTCATTCTTGGCCTTTCATGCAATAGTTGAACAAAATCCACTTGGCGCGGTTGAGACACTGGCGCTGGTCTTCCAGAATATTGGCCAGGGTGTCACCGTCATAGGGGCCATAGCCCACCATTTCTTGGCAGTCGCTCATGAGGCTTGCGGCCATCATAGCCGGACCCGAAAAGCGAAAGGTAATGCTCTGCTCCACTGCTTCACGCATCTGGGCTTCGGTGCAACCATACATTCGCACCTCTCGACGTTCTTGCTCGGTCAGTGCATTGTAAATCGCGGTACTCATTTGGGGCTCCTTTGTGTTTCAGTATGTCATTATTATAGCAAATGGTGAATTTTTGGTCAACCACAAAAAGTACTACTTGCGTACTACTTTTTTAACACGTGGGATTTTTGCCACATTTTTGAACTCATGCTCTACATAGTACTTGACCAAACTTCGCTGGCACATGGTGATCAAGTCTCCAGAGTCGTCAGGAATAATGAATTTGTAAGGACAACGGCCCCAGGTTCGATGCTGTACAAATTCGTTGTACCAACGCCGATGTTCTTTGTTGGCAGGATCAAAAACTGTCCATGGTCTTGAATTGAGTTGCAGGATGCTCATGTTATATCCCAAAAAATTCGTAATGACGGCCTAATGTCCAATTATGTGGGTCTACTATTTTTTGACCGTTGAATGTTTCGTACTGCGACTGAAACACTCCGGTATAACGATCAAAAAAATGCCAGTAACTTGGAGTCTTGTTATTGAACCCACTTTTGCTCAATAACACATCGTTAGATTTGCTGATCAAGCAAGTCGGTGGATTCATTGCTTGTTTGAGAGAAATACGATCTTGGATCAATAAGTCACGGATACGACTCTGCGGAATCATGTGCTCGAAGATACAGTTGTCTGGATCTACTCCCACTTCTCGGTAGTGAGATCCAATTCGTCCTTCAATGGCATATCCGTGGCCACGACGCAGATACAAATCAATACCATCTCGTATCAAACGAGCACGTTGATCTAGCACAGTGAGATTTTGATACATTTCAACTAAACGTGACACTTCGGCTCGAATAAATTCTTCGGTGATACGATATGCCGCTTCGTTGCGTTCAACCATGACTTGGCGATAGTTGATTTCTTCAAAACCTTCTACGGCTTCTTTGAGCGACTCGTAACTCATGCTGTGACCTCCTCGTCGTCTTCAACTTGTTCACGATAAAGGTGTGCATGATTAGGAATCAGTGCGGCGTCAACCCAAAGACCTTTGTGAAGTTCAAAATCTTCACCGTCGCTGGGAATGGGCAAAGTACCACCATTGAGTTTGTACACTTCGCGCATGAACTTGAACATACACTCAGGAACGTTCCAAGTCTTAGTGCGGCTGATCCATTTGGAATGTCGGCTGGCCGCAGCCTCAACATGTTCACTGTTGTCGAAACTCTGGGCTACACCGCGGCATACTTGTAGCATCCAATCTCGGGGAAACTTCTTGCCAAGACTGTTTACTACAGTGTTCATGTGATACAGTCCGATATAGATACCGTTCTGAACCTTGGATTGCTTGGGCCAAGTCTTGATAATGGCTTCTAGGATTTGTCCGGCTACTTTGCCAGTTTTGTCTGCGCCCATGGGCTTGTATGCATAGTCAAAGTGACTCATGTAGAAGTCTTGACGCTCTGCCGCTGGAATTTTATCCGGGTGTTCTACAAAGTCAATCTTGAGACGATTGAACTGTTCCTGTAGATTGTAGGCAGGAATGGTTTCTTCGTCGTGTACACCCAAGGTATAAAGACGAATGTTGTTGCGGTGAAAATCAGGCTTGCCAATTTTTTTAACCACGCTGTTACTGGTTCGAAATGCGTAACTGGGGAATTTAGGATCATCATCGACAACCACAGTGACATTGATTTCTTTGAAACCAAGAATGGCCAAAGTTACACAGCGATGCTGGGCGTCATATACAAACAGTCGCTTGAACTTATAGATATGCTTAACAGTGTCACAGATTTCGACCAAATCTGGATAAGTGTTACATGCAGCCGGTTGACAAATGCGGTTGTCCCACTTTGCTAACAAAGCCAAAATTGTTTTGATAATGACGTCACGTTGTACTTCATAGTCGATCCAAATGACCGATACTGGTACTTTGATGCCCCCTAAGGGGAAACGATATCCTGAGTTAACTACGCGACTACGCAGTTGCTTGAGTTGTTGGTCAGTGACGCCGTGCTCGTTCTTGAGTTTGTCAAGAATTTCATCAGCAACATCTGACAGTGAGCGCGAAATTCGCTTTATCATATGCTTCTCCAAGTTAAATTTTGATACGTAGTTGTTACGCTACCCTTTGATTATACTGTAACTCTAATTTGAGGTCAACAATTTTGGTTAGATCCCTGACAACGAATCTTTGATCGCTCCTTTAATACTTTCGCTTAACTTAGTTTGATAGTCTTCTTTTTTGGTCACGCACCCCGACAGCTCAACTAGGTCCGTTTTGTTAACTTCAAGATACCAGCCATCTCCAGAATGTGTGGCTTTGGATATTACAGTTTGCTTGGGCACAGCAAATGCGCCATTTTGTAGGACCACCAGCAGTAGATCAGAAATTTTGGTAGGGTCTAATGTTTTTGTTTTATTTGTCCCAATACTGTTGCTGAGTCTGATACCAGGCAGTGTGTTTTTTATCTGCCCTTTGCGATCGTACATTTTATGACTGACTACGCTTTTGAGTTCTACGCTGATGTTGCCTTGACTTGGCCAAACATAGTCTTGGTGCGGTAATCCTACATAAGTTAGGTCTGTGTTGCTTAGTTGCTCAATGGCTAGTTCTATTGCAAGACCTTTGACAAATCTAAGTTGTGCATCATTGAGGTCATCGAGGCTGTTGGCATAGTCAATAATTTTTTGCCAATCAAATGCTTTTAAGCTGTCTATGATATTTTGATTCAAGTAATTACTCTTTCTTTGGTTTCGCGATCACTGTAGAAACAGTGACCGATACGCCGAATAGTGTCAGCGGCCACTTGTGGGTTGGTATCAAACATTTTGAGAATATCATCTTCGCTAATGCCCGGTGTGGCAGTGATGATATAAATTTCGTAATGACGCTGGGGGTTATATCTTGCTCGCAGTTGCCAATGCAAGATGTTGGGCGGTTTGGGGGGTTTAGTACCTTTGAGCAGTGCAAAGGTAGTGTCAGCAGGATTAGGTACTCGAGCCACAGCTTCAAGACCATGACAGTCCCACATTATAGCAAACTGTTGTGGCCGAGGATCCTCGGCGTCTTGTCCTGAACTCATTGCAGTTGAAATTTTTTAAGGTAGTTGTTGGCTACTGTGGTATCTTCTAGCAACTCTTCCATCATTTCCAAGATGATAAGGCGTTGCAGTACCACAGCCTGCTCTTGTTGCTCTGTGCTCAAACACTCAAACCAGCGTTCATAGTCTTCGAGGTCTTCAAGTTCATTCCACATAAAGTCCAGCATTTCTTTCTGCTCTGTGGTGAGATGTTCAATGTTGATTTCCACGGCAATCCTTTGCTATACAATAACCTTATTGTAAAGGATACGCGATTTTGTGTCAAGTAGTAAAAAGTATTACTGCCACTTCAATGTAAACGCACAGCAATCACGGTCAGAGTCAAAGTAAAAAATGTAGCGGCCAGGTTCGCGGTCTGTGGATGTGCGGATCAACTGCCAGCGCCACTCACCAGAAAGTTCCGTTCTGCACCAATCAATAATTACATCTAATTGACCAAAAGGTTTAGCAATTTCTTTGGCGTAAGCAAAGGATTCTTTGTCTCTAATCTGATATGATTCGAGTTGCATTATCTATAATTATTAGGTAATGGTGTATCGAATAAATTTTTATCAGTGAAATGATTATATCGTATGTCTTTGACTGTGTCAAATCGTTGTTGTTTGGTTTTGGATCCCAAAACCACAACAATGTACGACTGCCCGTTTTGTTGGGCCATCATTCCTACACACCAACCTGCTGCCGAAGTAAGTCCAGTCTTGCTCACAGTGACTTGATCAAACACAAACAATAACGGTCCCGAAGTATGTGACAGTCCGATAGTTCTGACTTTTTTCTTTGCTTTGGTTTCCAGTGCAATTTGTTTCTGCTTGCTTGCTTCTTGTATAAGCCAATAACCCGAAGCAGTTTCAACTAAATTCATAACATCTCGTGCAGTTGAAACATTGCTGGCACTGAGTCCTGATGCGTCGGCAAAATGAGTGTGAGTCATGCCCCAGTCTTTGGCTTTGCGATTCATAGTCTCAATAAATGCTTCTCGTCCGCCGGGATAATCTTCAGCCAATGTTTCAGCGGCAGCATTGTCTGAACGAATCAGCATGGCCATCAACAGTTGATAGCGATTGTAAGATTGACGAGGTAAATGGCTACCGGCTCGACCACTCAATAACAATTTACGACTTAGGTCTTTGTCCCAGTCCAAAGTAGTGATAGCAGTCATAAGTTTAGTGATTGATGCAATAGGACGAATAGCATCGGCGTTGCGTTGCATTTCTATAACATTTTGTGATACGTTGTAGACCAAAATGCTTTCATGCGCCTGTGTTGAAAAAGCCATGACAAACAGTAAAATAGCAAGTATCTTTGACATCTTCTACTTACCTCCATTTAAGATTGAAAAATGTGGCCATGGCTGGATCCACAAATTTAAACTTGACTTGACGCGGAGTTACTGCGGTATACCCATCATTGTCATAAGAGGCCTGTGTGTACTCCCAGACAAAATCTCGATCTTGTATTAATCCATGACTCAAAACTTGATCTCGTAGTTCCAAAGCTCTCACAGCGTTGACGTGCAGAACTACCACAGGATGCATTATGCTACCCCAACGAACGCCACCTGATACACATTTCGGCCGCGCCAAAAACCGCGCATGGGCTGTGTGTAGATCAACACCCGAGCCTGGAATTTTTGATCCATGTAAGTTTCCATGAATTGACGCAAAGGATTGTCAGTTTTCATGACAAACCTGTGAGCAGTTGGGCTTGCACCGTCAGTAAGCCAATAATCATAATACTCACCACTACGGCGGCTACGCAACACACGCTGAACCAAAGTGAACTCACCGGTATAGGGTTGGCCCCGTAGATGTAACTGTGCTGACTCGGTATTAGACATGACCTGATCCACTGCTTGATCCTCGGCGTAAAAATACGGCAATCGCATCAGCATACCAACTTCGTCTGAGGTAATGCAGAGTTGATCAGTGACCAACTGTCCCAGTTTTTTTCTAAAACTGCTGGTTTCTACCCCAGTGGTTTGTTTGAGTTTTTCCATGACCATGCGCTGTCGATAGTAACCGCGCAGTTGTTGTGCAGTGGTACGATCTTGATCTGTAGGCTTCATTTTGTCCAGTTCGCACCAGCGCGGGCCACCTTCGATCCACAGTCGATGACTGGCCACTGCCAAAGCCACTGGATCATCCGAAAATGCAATTTCACGTGGCGGCCGTTTGGATGTAGAGTCTAACCAATCAAAGTCGTCAAAGGTTGAAAGTTCTTTCATATTCGCGATCATAGTGTTCATGTCAGTCCCAAAGTCCTTGATAGTACTTTCCAAAGAGTCTAAAACCATTGGTCTTGCGAGCCTGATGTGCTCGCAATCCTTCGCTATCCATTTTGATTTGATTCATCTGAGTTTGAAAGTTAGCGGTTTTATCAACAGCAGAGTGATCAAAAAATTTGGATTCGTCATCGTCCATGAGTTCTTGTTCGAATGCCCAAATTATTTCGTCCATGACCCAGTTCCAACGTTCATGTACAGTTTCATCGTCAAAATTGTTGGCTGCTGATGCTGGAACCTTGGGATGTAGGTGCTCAGGCACATCTTCTAAATCAGTGAGCGGTGACCCGTGCTTGGTTGCCTTGAGTTGGCGAAGCATGGGCAAGATGATGTGGGCCAGTGTATGATCCATGCTCCATGTGTCATAGTGATCAATCTTGACATAACGAACGGGCGGATGAATCCAATCCAAAAGTTTTTGTAACCGTATACACCATGGCTCAAGACGATCTGACCAACGCTCGGCCCAAGGTTCATCTTGCCAGGAATCCTCGTCGTCTTTGCCTGTGGTCAACACACGCCAAAAACACACTCGCTTAATGATAGTGTAAGGGCTGAGCCAATGGTCTCGATAATTAGAGATATAAACTTTCATTACCACGTATCCACATCTGTTATGTCTGCACGAAAATCAAGTTCCATTCGCTCATTGTGATACACAGCCTCGTGGCTGTGTCCAATGCCAGACTTACTGCCTTCATGTATTGAAACACTTCGTATGCTGTCTTTCAGTGCTAATACTAGCGCAAGTTGCTCAATTTGCTTTCGTGTCAATGTTATGGTTTTCATTTGACAATTCTCATGCTGTCATCTGTGTAGTCTAAAAAGTCCCCAGCATCGTTGTGAATCAGTGCCGCCGATTTATCAATGATCACAATTTCACAATCGTGGTGCGTAAGTTCGTAATCAGTGAAACTTTTGTCTGGATGATAGATTCTAAACCAAACCTGATCATCAATGCCGCGAATCAAGAATCCGCGCTCTCCGATGGCGGGCTTTTCTTCCTTAGTTCCCATGTGCCGTCTCCTCGGTCTACCCACTGTAATGTATCTCCAGGGTTCCAGCCTACTTCGGCCAGCAACTCTGGGGCTAGTTGGATGAACAAGTCTCCTTGTTCATCCTTTTGAACTGTTTCTGTCCAAGTTTTCATATGTCCACGGTCTTTAAAGTCCATTGGTCGGCCCTCGATTCATAGTTTATATACCCCCTGGGGTTACAAACAATACGAGTAGAACCAATCATGTAGTCAAAATCTTCATGCGTGTGACCGTGTGTCCACAGCTTGATCTGCGGGTGATCCTGGATGAATTCATCCAGGCTAGAACTGTAGCCGCCGTTCATGATGGTTTGATCAGCATAGCGTGGATGTGTGCTGAGCCTGCTGGGTGCATGGTGTCCCACAACCACAAACTTTTGATCAAATTTGCCTTCAATGATGTGCTGAATGTAGCCTTTCATTTGAACATGATCTTCAAAAGCATCCTCTGGCGAAAACTTTGCAGTTCGGGTCTTGAAGATAGGTTTTTCGCGATTGTCTACCCCGTGTATCTGCTCATATGCTTTGTAATGTACAACCTTGGCAGAGTTTTCCACACAGCGAAAGTCGTTCATCATTGAACGCATGTGATACAGCGTGAGTTGATCACCGTTGTTCATATCAGTCCACAGTGTACCACCAATGAATGTAATGTCATCGATTACTCGGATTTGCTTTTCCAGCAGGTAAACATTGCTCAAGCAGTTGTAGTTCAACATGTCTTGGATCTTGGCACCAGTGGTGGCAAAGTCGCCATGATAGTGTTCATGGTTGCCCAGGATATAAATCACATGCGGAAACTGAAAACTGCATCGACGGAAGAAATCCACAATGCGGTTGCTACGAGCACCTTCCATGATGTTGTGCGGATCAGGACGCCCAAGGTCAGCGGCCACACAGATGTCGCCGCTGAGAATTAGCACATCTGCGGAGTCTGTGTTTTGAATGTTTAAATCTCCGAACTCCAAATGGATGTCGGAGGCAATTGAAATTTTCATAATATTAACCTGCGGGCAAGGTGATGTTATCTACACCATCTTGTATTTGTTGTCGGAGTTTGCTTATGGCATCCGAATCTCCACGATGTATTGTGGCCCTGCGTCCTGGATAGCGTTGATTGAATCTCTGTGCTATTTCAGTCAGGGTGTGGCCTTGGCATACAAAATCATCTGTAAGACTATTATAGCACAAAAACTGATTATCGTGCAACTCTACTGTGAGTGGAATCAGTTGTCCAGAATCTAAATCACGTATGATCGGGCCAACTTCTCGTTCTAGTCGTTGTGCCAATCTGCGTTCTAACCAGGCGAACAACAAGCGAAAAACCACAGACCATACAATGATCCAAAACAATAAATCAACAATGTAGTCAATCAGTTCCATAGCAATTATTTAACGCAGTGATTCTAAAGTGATGATCTTGCCTAGTTCACGTTCAAAATCTAGTTCATCATGGATCACATAAGTTTTCCATAAGTGACGATCGGACTTGCGATCATACAGGCGAAAACTCACAATACGTCCGCCAATGGCTTTTCGAATTGTGATGTTGAGATCTTCTTCACCATCCACATCTCGACTTTTGCTGATGCTAGCCACCGGAACATCTGCTGTCATTCGCTCTTCTTCCTGACTACGTTTAATGATTTTGAATAACCAGCGCCCTAACCACTTCATACTTGTGCCTTTCTATTCTTTAGGTACTGTTCCCATTGTACCCATTTGTTTTTAACTAAAAATCCCCAGTCACGTTTTTTAGGTCCAGGTATGAACAAGGTCCAAGCAGTGATGCCTGGATCCAATTCAATTCTGTGATATGTTTCTGCACTGCAAAAACGGAAGTGTCCAGGAGCACGCCATTTGGCAATTTCACCAACCTTCTTGCCTTCTGCATTGAACTGCGGTACCCATTCCCAGTACCCACCACGCAGAATCAATGTGAAGTAAGGCCAAGGATGATCATGCAAGTCATCAATGTCTGACTTTAAAAACTTGTGCAGGAAAATGTTAAACGGAAAGTTGTCTCTGTCTTTCAAAAACAGATAGTAGCGTTCCAAGTAAGGTTGATCATCGATTCGATCGTACACAATGCGTTTACGGCCCAAACGCTCTAGCAATTTGAGAAACATAATAACTCCTTTACTGTTGTATTATACACAGATTTTATTTTGAAGTCAAGCTCTAAAAGTTATAGATTGATTCAGTGACATAAAAGGTTGTGGTTTTGTTTGATGTATTCATTTTAGCGTATACCAATGCCCATCGGTTGTTAACTGCTACAGGAATCATTCCGCCAGAGGCCACAAACCCATTGACCATGTCCGACGCCACCTTGGTAAAAATACCACTACCGTTGTTTAAAAACACTTGATTGGCTTGTCCAGTGTCATAATCAAAATATCCAAACCACAGATCAAGTTTGCCGTCTCCGTTTAGGTCGAGCACCAATGGAGCATAACTAATCAGCACATTGGTATTAAATCCTGCTAAAGCAGTATCTGTAACATCATCAAATTGCCAATTTCCACGGTTTATTAAGATTTGAGCCTGACCTTGATTGGACCACGACTGGCCAGTCGAGGCCCAAGGACGACTCAATACCACAATGTCTAGCAGTCCATCATTGTTTAAATCTGCAACCTTGCATGCCACATCATGACTGGTTTCAGTGGCGGTGACCCTGTCTAGAATGGGCACAGGAAGAGTGTGTTGTACTGTAGGTAACCCTTGATGGTCAATTTCAAAAATCACTGTGTCGGCAATAGGGGCTTTGTTTCCATCATTGTTCAAGTCAGTAAAAACCAATTGTGGACGTCCTGTGTTATTAAAGTCACCGGCGCACACGCCTGATCCATGCATCCATAATCCAGGAACATCATTATAACTGTGAGCACGAAAATTAAAGTTACCTTGTCCATCATTGATCCATGCATGACCTTGGCTACTGATCACATCTGTATGTCCATCATTATTGATGTCAACTGCGGCTGCACCATGCGCCCAAACTGGATCAGGAAGAGTTACTTTGATATGACTTTGTCCACTGCGACTGATAAATGCAATACTGCCCACAAGATCCTGGGTGTCAGTGAATCCTGGTAAAAATATGTCGTCGATGCCGTCATGATTGAAATCAGTTACTATGGGCACGTTGGTAAATGCTGAAACAGCACCACCTAGAATTTCCACAGTTTGATCTGTCAACAATCCAGTACTAGCCAATTTGAAAACTTTTACCGGGCCTGGCTCAGTTTGACCGTTGCCTAGATATCTAATCGAAGAAGATATTACATACTGGCTTTGGTCGGGCCCGAATTTTCCTGGCACCAAAACTGCACCAACATTAGAGTAGGCCAAGCCGGCTAACGCAGGACCGTTTGATCCGCTAGAGGCCCCGCCCCCGCCACCACAGGCAGTTAATACCAAAGTTGTAACAAGAGCAGAGATATACTTCATGCCCTAATTATAACCTAAATTGATTTTTTGGTCAAGAGAAACCCGCCATTGGGGCGGGTTACTACGTCCTACCAGGTCTACTTAGACCAAACCAAGTGCCATGGCCTTGTAACCAGCGGCCACAATCTTGCGGCTAGGCTTGCCTAAAACATACTCAGTGACCTGAACGCCATTGCCTGCGGTACGCTGGTTAGCATACACAGCAAAGCCAGCCTGACGAATGCGACTGGCTTCGGCGCTGATGTTCTTAATGCCAAAACGCTTTTCAGCGGCAGCAGGGGTAATTGCATCGCCATTGCGCAGGGCGTTGAACAATTTGTAGGTCTTGGTGTCTTCATTAAAACGCATATTGATCTCCTATATAGATGGTGCTGTTGCGTTACAGCATTTTTCTATTGTATTACATCGCTCTAGTAAAAAACAAGTGTTTTGGACAAACTACTCTTTTTGTGTCAGCCTAAATAGTACCAAAGGCGTTATATTATTATGAAGACCTTGATTGCATCACTGATTATTGGACTTTCAACCCCAACCTTTGCCTCTGTTCCGCAGCCGGCTCAAAAAACTGTGATTGTAAAAAAAGTCAAACTGTTCCGAAGCCATCCGTTTAGATTTACTTCAATCAGATTGCTGAAAACTGATCCCTTGACCACCGTAGACGACGAAGACGTGTTACCTCAACGTAGATACCGTTGGCAGCCAGATCGATTAGAAGTGGACATATCGGATCATGCTAAATTTAGGCTAATGCTGGCTCGCATGTTGGCTATGAAAAAGTATCACGAAGTTTGGGGATAAACCCTCCCAATGTCGGTTCGATATCTAAATGGTCCAAGAGATTGTGTTCTGAGCCATTGGTACAATTGATCAGCCAACTGTTGGTATGACTGATTTCCAGCATTGGTCACTGTACCCCACCACACACAGTTGGTATGTTGGTTACGCCACAGTCGGTATTGGTCTGATTGAAGATCCAGGGTTTGACCATTGACGTATTTGGGCCAGTCTTGGTGCACCAAACTGACGGTTACTGCACGTTTAGACATATCAATCACAGGTGCCTGCATAAAATTGTTCTGTTGACATTGTGTTAAACTCTGTACAAAAGATTGGTCCAACAGTTCTAACATGCTCTGCAATTCTGGGTCGCAGAACCGTGTGTTATATTCCAATAACCAAATCCCATTGGTGTTGGCAATAAACTGACAACTCAAAAATCCCCGATAATCATGGTGCTGGCGTAGCAGTTGCACTATGTTGTTAATCCAAAGGTCTGCTTGACTGTGAGTATGTGGGGCTGGTGACAAACTGCCCATGCCAAATGTATTGGCACCTTGGTTATTTTCAAACTGTTTTTTGTAGTCTTGGGCAGTGCCAATTTGCACCCAATTATGAGCACCTACCAGCACTGTTACAGTAAATTCATAACCAGAAACAAAGCGTTGAACCAGCCCAGTTGTGACTTTGAGTTTATCTGCTGTGAGCAAAACTGACATAGCGTCTTTGGATGTGTGTACTACCACGGTCTGTATACCCAAAGTTATAGCAGTATCAAATTTGACTACGTAAGGTACGGGCTGTTGCAAGAGCTTGCGAAGTTGTTGCAGATCGTTGAATTTTTGTGATTCAGGAATTGGGATACCATTTTGTTTTAAAAAGTCATAGGCCGTTGACTTGTTGGATTCTAAAAAGTTATAATTGTGTATGCAGTCAAGGAACCAATTCAAATCAACTTGGTCAGCAACAAATGATTTGAGAGCTTGATACGCACCAGTATATTCCATAAATTTATATAGTAGCAGTTTTCTGTGAGTAGATATAAATACGATTAACATAAAGAGCGTACTATGTTAAACATCATAACCACCATTACCGAAGAACTAGATTTTATTGTCAAAGACGATCCAGTGCGTCCTGAAATACCATTGACTCGACGTGTCAATTCCAACTCACGTATCTACATGCTCAAAGACGGAGACAAACCGCAGGCAGTGACATGTGTGAAGTTCCTAGACACTGTTCCTGCGGCGGTAGACGAGTTAGTGGAAGGTATCGGTAGTGCCACAACAGCAGTATTTTATACCATTTGGTCGTACGCCGCAGGTGCGGGGCGCGACTTGATCATTGAAGCTCAAAAAAGTATTAAAGAAGAATTTCCTGGTGTACAAACCTATGTTACCCTCAGTCCCAAGACCGAGATGGCCCGACGTTTCCACTTAAAAAACGGTGCTGGCGTCTACCGCGAAAATTCTGACACCGTCAATTACATCTATAAGTAAACATGCTCGTGTAGCAATCTTGTCCTGCAAGGGGCGGGACTTGATAACACACATTACACACAGGAGAAAAACATGAGCAAAACACCTTACGAGATCCGTCTCGAACTTCTCAAATTGGCCAAAGATTCACTCTGGGAGCCAATCTACCAAACTCGCGATGCCAAGTTACAGGAATATCATTCCAAGCTAACCGAAGCTAACCGTGGTACGCTACCTTTCCCAACCTTACCAGATTTTCCGTCTAGCACAGAAATTGTGGTCAAGGCTGAAGAACTGAAAAAGTTTGTAGACCAAGCCTAAAATAAAAGCCCCTAAAGGGGCTTTTTTAATTGTGCCATCGACCTTCAAAACAATGTCTTAGTTCGTGTCCTAACACAGCCATATCCAGGCGTCGAGCAGTTATTATCAAACACTTTTTACCATCATAGATTGAGCAAGCGGCAATGTTGCGATGGGTTTGGACACCATAAAATCGGCATACTTCATCAACGTTATCGACTACTGCCCATCGTACACTGACTTCAGGAAGATTTTCTTTGGCTTCAAATGTGATGTTATGTTGCGGAGCCGACAACGCCGGCAGGCTTACTGACAATAAGAAAGCAATTAGGTATTTCATGACCACCTCAGTAAAAATGCAGTTCTATCTAACTCACGTTCAAACTCAAACACCCCTTCGGAAAGATATCGCCAGCCAGCACCAACGGTTATAGGTGCGGCAGGATCGCCACCAAACGCAGTTCTGCACCAATCCATACAAGGAGTCCATCCATGATATACCCCAGAAGGATATGGCGGCGGCGATACAGTTGCCACATACCATTGATTGAATTCGTTTTTCATGCCCACCTCAGTGCGAACATCACGGCCATCTTTGGATCCTTTACCGTAATAGTAGGCACATTACGGCCTTCACCACGAAATGTTCCTGGGTTTGGTATGAACACACGCTCGTAGAACCAAGCATCGTTATCGCAAGGAGAAAATGTCCGCAACGGTCCAGTTATCTTTGGCTGAACATTGCCCTGCCCAACATTAGCCCACAACCAATCTATACACTCTTGTGAGACACCTTGATTGAATTCTAATCTCATGACCACCTCAACGCAAACAATGTAGCGTCTGCTGGATTCTTGAAATAAAATCGTGCAATGGTTTTATTGCGTTCGTTGACTGAGGCAAAACTACGGTGATACCAGCGCATGTCACAGAAACCGACTCCTTGGGGTTTTGGCATACCAAAGGTTTCCCGTGCCCAAATTAATGCGGCACGTCTTAGGTTAACATCTATGTCTATTTTTGTATCTTTCATGACCACCTCAACAAGAACAAGGTATATTCCCGTTCGTCCCAGAAGTAAAAAGTGGGCCACTCGTGATGCCAGTTAGGCTCATAGTGACCGCCATGGTAGAGATTGTTGTAGCACCAGTCAGCCATTTCCTGCCACTGCGCCATGCTCACACGGTCAAACCGTTTGACGAATACTTTCTTCGTGCTTACATTTGCCCCGAAACTTGAACCCCGAGCATGTGCATGAGAAATTTCCACCACTTTCTGAAACTTTGTAGACATCGCCCTTGCTTCCTTTAACTTCCCATACGCGACCTTCGGGCTGTTCTTCTTCGACTGTCGTGCGGTATTGTGTGGGATTGACGGCAAACTTTCGTCCTCGAATATCAATTTTGATAGGTGCTTTGAATGTTTTGATTGGTGCTCGGGCATTGGGTCGATACGCATACATCTTGCTCTTGGAGTCATCCAGCAGGTAAATGCCGTTGACGGTAGAATCGCTCCACTGGGTAGTTTCAACGAACCATTTCATAGTGACATAATCCTGGCCAGAACTTCGCGGGCTTCGGCAAAGTCAGAGAATTGCAAACCAATTTCTACTATCTCTTCGGCACCAGACAGTAATTCGTTTTTTGTCCAGGTGTCATAGGCTTGGGTCCAACTCACAGTGTAAAGTTTTTGTCGCATCACAATTCTCCTTTGATCAGCAAGGCCAAGGCCATGATTATAATAGGACTAAAAACAATACCAAAGTTAATTAGAGCATCTACGTTCATTACATGCTCCAGAAAGATTCAGAAGAAGGCGAGCAGAAGTAAGGCGTGTCATAACGCTCTTGGAACTCTGCACCAGTCATAGCATTCTTACGAGTGAAATAGGTTTCGTGAATTTCACGGATGTAACCCGGACCCTGGGGCACCAAAGTTTCAAGGTCGCCCAAGTCAATGTCCTCGAAGTCAGTTTTGCTGACCAGTACACGGCCATTCTTTTGACGGCGATCCAACTTGTAAAGTTCAACGGTGTAATCCATTTTGGGCTCCTTACTTCTCAATTTTAACGCAAATGGGGGTCTTGATGTTCATGCCCCAACGGAGTTCGTCAACACTCTTGTAGAGTACCTTAGCGGCCACTTCGCACTTCTCTCGGCTAGTGAACTCAGGACCGGTGCTCCAAATGCTACCGTGTGCGTTAACAATCACCATCAGCCAAACAATTGTAGTGCTCATCTCGGGCTCCTTTGTGTCTGTATGTCTATATTATAGCAAAACGGGCATTTTGGGTCAACCACGAAATGTAATACTCAAGTATTACAGCAGATCCACTTGCACAGGCACTGTACAGGCGTTGTTGTTGGTAGTACCTTCGTAGTACTGATAATTGAACGCAAAACCGGTGCCACCGTTGGCATGCATGTTCATCAGGGCAATTTGAACTGCCATGCGATGCTTACGGGTCATGATGTCTGACGTGCCGCCCACTGTGGTGTAAAAACCCACGCCATCCACAATCACGCGAATGCGTTGGCTGTTATTGAAACCGGCGATCAGTCGGGGTGTACGCATTTGAGGCTCCTTTTGTGTGTCTATGTGTATATTATAGCAAAATGAGCATTTTGGGTCAACCAAAAATATTCAGAAAAAAGTAATACTTTTGTAATACTAGTAGAAACCATTAGTGGTAAATACTGAGAAAGGAAACAATGATATGTTAGCAGAAATCTTAAAAAGATTGGCTGAGATGTTTCCAAAACAGGACTACCAGTCTCGTTTAGAACGTTACATCTCCAGTCATTATCCCCAATCAGTTGGGGATGTAGAATATTTGGAACGCCAATACAACCAACAACAAAAGGGTTTCTTATGAAAGAATTTTTTATAGCAGTTTGGGATTTTTTAGTGGCCTGGGGAGAGACCATGGAGGCTTATCGCCGTAGCCAAGGTCGTAATTTCAATCACTGGATTTAATCATAGAGCCATCCTAGGTTCATAATTTTGTGCATCCATGAAAAAACTGGCATGGAAAAATCCAATCGCCATACACCATTCCATCCCAAATATGTTTGCTGTGGTATTTGAGCCAGCGGACGATCGATCTGTTGGCTAAACCACGGCTCTGGATATTTTGGAGTGTAAACGCCTTGCCAAGCGAATTTCGGATCTGATATACCAAAAAAATCTATTGACTCAATTATCACCGCCATAGTTGAGTCGTTGTCGGGCTTGTTCATGAATGTTATTTCTAGCCATCCAACTGGAGCATCAAATTCTAATTCAATACGTTCAGCAGTTTGCAATCTTTGTTGAATGACTCTGCCCGGAACTGATACAAATACCTGCGGCGGTACATGATCAAATTTTGGTATCAAAGTAACTGCCACTTTAGTAAGCATGCTGGTCCCATACGTCATCTAATTCAGGATACAATTGTCGGGCATCTAAATTGTATACTTGATCCCATTTGCGGCAGTGATCAACCATGAGTGCAAGTTGAGCTTCACTGTCCGGGGCCTGCGGCGTTGAAAGAATACTCACACACATTTCAACCTGCTGAGCCAAGTTACGCCGAAATTCATTTGGGTCCATAGCATTGTAATCTTTGCTGTGGCCTGTTGACAGCTTGTGAATCAGCGGCACGTAGGTCTGCAGGTACTGTAATTTCACAAACTGGGGCAAAATTTCAGCGTCTAAAAATCTAGGTTCGTTGACCAACAAACTTTTGATTGGTAATTTTTTATCCAGTGCATATTCAATCAATCCAGCATGATACCCAATGGTCAATGCACTCACTGCTGGACGTAAACAAACTTCCATGGGATTACCAAGTTTGCAATATTGATCAATGTTGGTCAATACCACAGACGTGTCTGTACCTTGTCTTTGATAGGCATTGTGTTGGTCCACAGTCTCTATGCTGATTTCAATACCCACACGTCGAAACCGTTGCAATTTAGTCATTAATTCCGGCTTGTAGACTGTGCCGTTGGTTACAAAACTCAAACAAACTTCAAATCGCCGATGCTCAATTAACCAATCCACTAGATCTTCGAATCGATCAGTGAGTAGCGTCTCTCCGCCCATGAAGTGGATATTGTTGAGACCAGTAATATCCAGTAACTGTTGTTTGAAACTGTCCCATACTAACTGATTGCGAGTCCAATCTAATCCTACATAAGGTTTGCTCGAATCAATGCCCCACTTGACTTCTTGAACTGCAATAGTTGAACTGGCTTGTGCATTGCACATCTTACAAGCCAAATTGCAATAGTTTCCTAGGTCAATGTGAATGTCAATGGGTTGTGTGTTGGTGTGCCCAGATATTGCAAAGTGTTTCCGTCCTGGGCTTTGCTCAAAACTAGCATCAAATGCTTGAGTAAAGATTGCACTTTTTTGATTGCTACGAATTCTACGACTCACACCGTTAACAGTTTCTTCGCGATAGCAACGAGCACATTCACTCACAGGATTTGATCCTAGTATGCGATGTCGAAAATTTCTAACTGGTTCAGAATTAAACCATTCTGCAATACCTGTGGTGGCTATGTTGTAGGCATTGCCAGAGTACAGTTTATGATCCTCTTGACAACAGATACCTAAACTACCATCCCAATAGATGTGTAGTTCGTACCACGGAGTATTGCAAAATATATGTTGGTTAGGCACGTTTTTCAACAACCTTGTCGGCAAAGCCAGCATCCACTGCTTCTTGTGCGGACAAGAATGTATCAAACTTCATGGTCTCAAACAGTTCTTCGTAAGTCTTGCCCGCTGTGTTGTGTTTAACATACAACTCAGTTAGACGTTTATTTAAACGTTTTGATTCTTCAAAGTGACGTCGTGCGTCTTCAAACTCAAGTTCTTGTACATGAACTGAGCCACGAGTTCCTGGAGTACCAGAACTAACACGATGGATCATTGTACGTGATTCTGGAAGCACAAAACGTTTGCCCCGGGCTCCGGCCTGTGCTAAGAAACTGCCCATGCTAGCAGCCTGCCCAATCACAATGGTAGACACATCGCACTTGATAAACTGCATGGTATCATAGATTGCCAGGCCTGCTGTGACAGACCCCCCGGGCGAGTTGATATACAAATTGATGTCTTTGTCTGGATTTTCGGCTTCGAGAAACAACAATTGAGCTACAATCAAACTGGCATTGTGTGATCCAACTTCACCATCTAGCATGATCACTCGATCTTTGAGCAAGCGACTGTAGATATCGTAACTACGCTCGCCTTTGCTACTGTGTTCAATAACGATAGGCACTAAATTTGGCATGTATACTCCTGATAGAAAGCATAAGTATAACATCTAAGTTGGAAAAAATCAATGCGTGATCTACTCGATATTATCAATGGCATACGTCCTTTAACCGAAGGCGTGGGTTTGGCTAACCGCAAACCAGGCGAAAAATTTAAAAACCATGTTGGCGACATTGTGACCTTTCAAGGTTTGGAATTTTATCCCGAATCCGGATCTTATGCAGATCCCAGTGAACTTGTGGGTGCTAAAGTTGATGCAGTAGATAAGCAAGGCAAAAACGTACATTGGTTAAACACTCCAAATGCATCAACTCGTGCATTTATGATTGCGTCTTTTACTGGTGAGGATGGTAGTCCTTACTATCTTGGCAAATGGGTCAAAGAGATCAGCCCAAATCGTGTGCAAAACAACTTTGCTCATTCTGACATTCCTGGCGGGTTTAAATTTCAAAGCAAAGTAGGACAAAAAGAAAACTCAGGGCTCAAGCCCAGCGAGTGGCTCACACAGTTCCAAAACAACACACCTGAAACAATTTTACAACAGGCTGTGGATAAGTTTGGAGAGGATAGTGCAGAGGCCGCGGCACTGAGAACTTTTATGGAGTCAGATATTCCAGTTGAAGTTGCCAAAGGCAACATGAATCCTGGTGCGTTCCGTGATTACTTTGCTGAAGTATTGCAACCTATTGCTCTAGTCATGGGCAAAAGTGTCAAGGGAAATGCAGCCGAGGCAGCAGAGATTTTCTTTGGCCCGGGGTCAGACTATTCAGATTGTACCATCAGTTTTAACAACAACACCATTGGAGGTTTGTATGATAGTTTGTTGGTCAATCCCGAAGGCAAACAGATCAAACTATCCAGCAAAGGCAAAGATGGCGCCAATGCCAGTGTAACTAACTTGATCAAGTCTGTGAAAGAACTAGAGGCAGCACCTGCTGGCAAGAAACTCAAACAAACCTATGCCAAAGAAATTGCCATGCTAGAAAGCATTGAGAAGCTAGGACATTTTGGTGCGCCTATTGCTATGGCCGAAGAGTTTGGTATCATTGGCAAAGGCGACGGTGCTTTGGTCATGCAACTTAAAAATTTAGGACCCAATGACGATGTGTCAAGCATACTAAATCAAAGACTCAAAGCATTGTATGACGGTCGTAAGGCTAGAGACATGGGCAAAATTATTCCCATCGAACACATGATTTCTGCCATTGCTTATCGTGTGGCAGATTATGTCAACGAAAACACACAGTTTGGAGAAGCCGCTTCTAGTATTTTGAACAACGCGGCTTTGGTACAAATGTACACTAACACTACAGACAGCAAAGATACAATTACCATTACTAAACTTGAAGCAGTGTATCCATCACAAACTGTTACAGGGGTACTATTGGATGCTACCAAAGCCTACATGAGTACACAAGGTAAGGGAAACTTTACATTCAAGATCTTGAAGAACGGTGCCCGTCCCGACGATGTCAATGACATTGACGGAGTAGACAATTTACAAGGCGATGCCGGTGAGCCGGCACGTACTGATGTGTCTGACTTAGATGCAGTAACTCAAGCCAGAGCAAAACTCAGAGGTCCCGGTGCAAAAACTGCTAGAGAACCTGAACCCGACTTTGATGAAAAAACTCTGGGTCGAAAACGCAGACGTGCTTAACGTTTGATTTCGCTGATAGCGTCACAGATATTCAAAGCCAATGCTTCTTCAGCCGATAACCAAACATCGTGTGGTGGCAATAGTGCAGTTTGAATTTCTTCGGCGCTGAGACCAGTTGTGGTTTTGTAGTGCTCTAACATGCGTTTTTGTGTGAGACTGAATTCTTTTTGTATGGCAAACAGTTCGTGGGCTTTGCCATCTGAGCCCCAACTAAACTGATGACTCAAGATTGAAGTATTGGGTGTAAGCACTCTTCGACCCGGAGACCCTGCTAAAAATATCATCAATCCTGCCGAAGCGATTTGCCCTAGCCCCACAGTCTTTATAAAAATATCCGAACTGTGCATGACATCTATCAGTGCAAAAGCGGCTTCCATGTCACCGCCTGAACTGCAAATCATCAACAGCAGTTCTTTTCGTTTTTTCTTAGTGACATAATTTTCATGCAAAATCCACTCAATGATGGGTTTGATGTTTTGGGGGTCAACATCGCCCATGAAAACATACATTCCTGCATCAGCAAGAGCTTGACTGTGACTTAGATCACTGGTATTGGTTTCTTCTGCCATGGTTGAAAAAGAGAAGTGCGGCACAGGGCCGCACTTATTTATACGCCGTTTTTGGTCAACGAACAGTTGTGTTACCAATCACAGCACCAGGTTTTTCCAGAGCTTCTGCACGTCGACGCTGATATTCTGCATTGTCAACTTGAAGCAGTTTGACGTCTCCGTCTGCTGTGGGCACAGATGTAGGTGCATAGGGAATAGTAGCCGGTGCTGAACTCTGCGGTTGCACAGGGCCAATATCGCGACGTTGCTGGGCCTCGTCGGCTTTTTGGTCTTGACGTTGCTGTGTCATTGTAGCATCAAGTTCTTGCTGGGCTCGAGCGGCTCGCAGTTCGGTTTCGCGCTGAGCACGGGCTTGTTCACGCTCTCGACGCAGAACATTGTTTTCTGCCAAAGGATATCGCAACAAAACATAGACCTTGTATTGACGACCGTCAAATGTTGCCTGAGCATCTACACGTTGAGCACCAATCAATTCTCCATTGGCAGTTTTTTGTACAGTTTGCTCAAAACGTTCAGCAACTGCATTGCCTGTATCTACTTTGTAGCTCTTGGTCTGAGTACGGACTTGGCTGGACATTTGCTCTACCAACTTGCGTTCGGCAGCCATACGTGCTTTGTCGTAGGCCATTTGTTCATCCGTTGATGTAGCAGTTCCGACAGCAAAGATCATGTCTGCGGTATTGTCGGGCATTTTAACAAACCAACCCGGGGCAGCCACCACTGTTCGGGCCGGCTGTGCTGGCAGGGCATACGGGTGTGGGACCATTGCAGGTGCAGGTGCAGGTGCCACTTCGGCCTTTTGAGTGCTAGCACAAGCAACAAGTGATGCCGCAAGAGCCACAGTTGATAATGACTTGAACATATTGTCCTTTCAGGTTGCAATTAAGATAGTTTTATTATACACATCAAATTAAAACTTGTCAACCACCACCCATTTCTGGTTTGACAGTTCACAAATTACTCCTTGCATAGTTCGGACATCTTGTCCGTTCCAGCCCGAATCTAAAAACCAACGACACTGAGCACCATTGTGCCAAAAACGTTCGGGGTATTTCGGATGTGGTCTGAATTGGTGAAGCTCTCCTTGCGTGCCAATTCGTGCTTCTTTTAATATACGATTGTCTGGTTGATCGTTACAAACCATGACTTTTTCACTGCGAACATTTTTTGGTGCGGCCGAACTCAAGGCAAAATCATCAGCACGAGCCGCGGCAACTGCACAGGCCTCGCCGGCTGGACGATCGCCAGGCCAGTCATAGTGTCCTGCCGCCATGTGCCACTGCGAACCAATTCTGGCCCGAAAGTTAACCAAGCATCGGCTTTCGCCCGAAGGTAATCGAACTATATTTTGTCGTAACCCACTGCGCTCTTCGATGCGAGCAGTGGACGTAGATACTGTTCGATCATGCAATACACATTCTGCATGAACAATCATCGGAACAGTCAGTAACAGTAACAATCGTTTCATGGACAATAGCTCAACAAAAATAGGTTGTAGTTGATTTGTTTATTGATTCCGCCTTCGCTGGATTTTTGACGTTCATAATAGCCCTGAGGGTCTGTCACAGCAGTCCACGGCTTGAATAGATTGGTCAGTGCCGCAGAAGCCATGTCGTCCTGTGTTTGTCTCATGGCCTGCAACATTTCTACCTGTTGCTGTTTTCTGCGACAGTCAACTTGAAAATAGTTCAAGTCTTGATAACGCATAGTGGGACGACCAGCAGGCACAGAGCCAGTGGAGGCGCATCCACTAAACAGGCTGACAGTTATAGCGCACAGTCCAAATTTTAGCACGGATTTCTCCACGATAGCGTTCATCGGTTTGCTTTCGTTCTAAATCGCTCAGCCAATTGATTATGGCTGTGCGATTAGCACAATCGTTGGGCATGGCTTGTACAGCCATGGGCGGAGGGGGGATGCGATTAGCACATCCTGTTAACACAATCAACACCGAGACAAAAATGGTACGATACATTTCAGCCCCATTTCAATTTGAACATTGTAGCATCTCGACCATTTTCAAATGCAAATTCACGATAATGAAAACTTGACAGCCAATAGCCACCAACCCCGCGTTCACACCAAATATTCAACCCCATCCAGGATGTAGTTTCTGAATAGTTGTTCCGAACACGAACCACAGTCCACCCACGTTTTTTTGCACCACGAATGCTTCGCGGGTTAGAGGCTCGGTAAGGTAAATGAACGGGTCGTGCCATCATTAGATCAATGCCATGTTGCGAAAACGACTCAGCACATCGGCTTCGGCCAAGCTCACTCGCTCAATGGCTTCTTTGAGTGTGCGACCAGTGGTGCCCACATACTGCTCACCATCTTTCCAGTGGGCATACATAGTCACGCCTTCGCGCACGCCATCATAGTAAGCACGAGTTTGAGCCAGTTGCAGGTATTGGTCTTGTTCGGGAGTAAAAGATATCATTTAATTTCTTCCAAGAAAACAGATTCAAAGAGCTCAAACAAATCTAGGTCGCTTAACTCTTCTACTTCATCTTCTGTGATGCCGTGGTTGCGAATCAAAATTTCCTCATCACACGCAAATAGGATTCGTCCAACAATTAATTCACGCAGATTCATCGTACCCTCGCTTGGTGTGTTTGGGTCGACGACGATACTCAGTTTTGGGACGTTCCACACGGGCGCGGAACGGCAGGTCCTGATCAAACAGGGCACGGTGTCGACGCTCCTTAGGAGGTTGAATCTTAAACTGTATGGCTTTCATAATATCGTAATTATAGCAAAACTAGAATTTCCGGTCAAGAGAAAGCCCCAAAAATTGGGGCTTGAGAAAATTAATACTTAGGTATTACTTTTTAGTGGCAAATGCTTTGCTGAAGTCGAATTTGCTCATGTCAAATTTGGTAACTTCTTGTGCGGCTTTCATGCCTTCGTCGGCCAATTTGGTAACCAACTTGGTTCCAGTTTTAACTGCTTCTTTGGTGTAAGAGGCTTGGGCGTCGATGAATTCAATCATGGCCTTTTTGGTAGGCTCGTGTTGAACAAAGGTATTAACGAAAGATTTCTTACCGGTTTGTACGGTGTCGATGAAAAAGTCTGCTGTAAACATGGTTTCTCCTTATTAAGCGAGTTTACGATTGGGACCTGACCTATTCAGCGTCCTCAGTCTATATTATATATGATAATTATGTTGCGTCGCAACATTTTTTGGTGTGTTTTTTCTAGTGTTTGGTCACTAATTTCGTAAATACTCAATAGGAGAATATTATGCTTAGACTTTTAAAAAGTTTTTTCAAACCCAAGGAGCCACCAACAACTGAGGCGCCTTACAAGGTAGAAACACCTGTGGTCACACCTGTTATGGTCCCACCGGAACCTGCCAAGTGCGGATGTGGTCGCAGTTCCTCTGGCCATTGTGTTGGATTGCACAAGTTAACTCAAACGGAATGGGATCAACATCCAGACAACCCAAACAAACCGGTTGTAAAGGCCCAACCTGCTCAAAAAGCACCTGCCAAGAAGAAAACATCTAAGCCGGCTGCTATGAAAGCACCTGCCAAACCTAGGGCGCCACGCAAGCCTAAGACCAAATAAAAAGCCCCGCAAGGGGCTTTTTACTTACACATCAATTGATCAACAAACTCTAGCAACAAATCATTGTGCCGCCCATGATGCCAGTGAGACCTTAGATATGATTTGTCGTACCAAAAATCCTGACTTTCGGGATGACAGCCCACAATACCAATGTTGTTTTGAATCACAGCCATGGCATCACCGTTGGCATAGGTAGCAATAACATCACAGGCCCCAGACCCTACTATAGCGCACCCATCGTAGAAATACATTTTTTCCAACTGTCCTCGCCAATTAACAGCGCAGGCTTTGGGATGTGGTCGGCGAGTATCAGTGCCTGGCCGCTTGATATATTGTACTACTCTAAGATCTTGCAAAATATCAAAATAAATTTGATCTGCCCAATATGCACCCATGCAAATGCCAAGATACTTTCCGCCCCGATGTACAAATTGTTGTATTGCGACGCCATTGACTTGTAGTAACCAGTCGTAGGAGTCTGCATCTCCTACACCGCCGGGGAAAGCCACACAATCTACGTCGTTGAAAAAGTCAGTTTCAAGTTCGTGCCTAGTGAATATTTTGAAGTTGTAGTATTTTTGTAATGATTTGATAATGCCATTGCCACATTGCACTGATCCTCTGGGGTGATGTAAGAATAATGCAATGGTAGGGTTCATTCCCTATTTATTAGAGCAACATTCTTACAAGTCCAATAGTATCAATAGTAGTCAACAGTAGATAGTTAGCCAACATGCCAAAAGATTTCCGAGTCCAAGCAGCCCAAGCGTACATAGCACAGCCAGAAATCCAAATGGGATAAAGAGTAAGAAGCGGAGGGTTTGGGACTGTGACCGCCATAGTAATCGAGCAACCAATACTAACAACCCAAGCAAGCAACTCAATAGCAAAGCGAACTGGGTGAGACTTAAAGTCATTTCGTATCCAATCAAATATTCCGGCTAAGATGTTGTTCATAAAGTTGTTGTGTTGCTAGATTCTTGCCCTTGGCTTCAACTTGAATGTCAAAGTGCTCACTGAATGTCAATGCCCAATCATTCACAGCGTGATTCCAGCAGAAATCACTGTGTGCCCGGAGTTGCTGTTTTTTAAAACCTCTAGCAATAAGAGAATCCAAGTTGGGTCGAACTCCTGGATCATGGTCGACCAAAAGATCTTCGCGGCTAGTAGAAAAGTGAAGAGCAGGACGCTGACCACGCCAAGACTCAATAACCCGCTGGACACGAGAGTCTTCAGGGCTGATGTATTCGCCCGTTTTGACCCAGTGATGGTGAATATCCAGCACAAGAGCAACATGCTCAGCCACAAGCAAACTAATATCGAGACCATTTGATACCTCGTCGTTTTCGATGGTTATGAGGTTGCGAGCCTCTGGAGATAATCGGCCCAGGGTTCGCAGAAACTTCTCAGCACCGCCCTTGCCCGATAAGTGAACGTTGATCTTGAAGCCCGAATCGTGCCAGGTGCTGCCATATCCCATCCATCGGGCCATATCAGCATGGTACTCAAATTCGAGAATTGATCGCTCCACAATTTCATCCGATTCGCTTGCAAGCACACAAAACTGTCCTGGATGGAATGATAACCGAACACCCAGTCGACGAGCAGCGTCACCCACCGGTGCAAATATCTTTTCACAGTGATCTTGTATTTCACGTCGTTGCCACCAATCAATCCATGAGGGTTCAGTATAGCCTTGTAGCATTTCTGACCCCAGTCGTACCATGCGCCGTTCAGGCGGAAGTGTGCCCACACGTTCTACCATGAGCAGAGCCGCACGAGCATTGTGGTTCATAATGTCCCACTGACGTTGTTCAGCCTCGTCCGCATGCTCACGGAGCCAGCGCATAGTAGTTGATCTGCCGTTGATATCACGGTCCTTTGCATTGACTTTCATGCCACCAGTTTCACTGGGATCATTGAGCCACTTGCAACAAAAGCCAAAGCGTGGAATAGTCATACAGTAATTATAACTTCTAATAAATACCTTGTCAACCTTATTACGTTAGGAATATACTTTATGGCTATCAAAACTGTCCAGATTTTCGATCCAGGTGCTCCGATTGATTTGAGCCCAACTTTTGACCGTCTCAACCCGGCTATTCACCCCGAAGGTAGAGAAAAACTCATTGATTTGGTAAATCGGGGAGAGTTGCCTAGATATCGTGGCGACGAAACACAGATTGTAGTAACTGACACTGAAATCACAGTTACTATGACATGGCAATCGTTGTCTGTGGCTCAAGAATACCTTGATTTTTGCATTACCTGGGCGGCCGCCAATGACACAAACAATTGGTCACGCTCAATTGAAATAGTTCAAGACTAACTTCTTACTAAATCCAAAGTCACACAATGAAATCCTCCGCCCAGTGTTCTGCTGTGGCGGAGTGTTTTTGGAATCACTGTGAATTTGTATGCTTCTAATGTTTTGATTAACTCAGGTTGATCGGCATCGCATATTACTGTGTTGGGATCAACAACTAGCATATTCATAGCGATCCATTTAGAAGCATAAGGGTATTGATAAAAATCCTGCGCCACTACGTCATTGACCCAAATTTTATGCCACCCGTCAAACACACGAGGAACATTATCAAAGTTTACACGACTAGTGTTAAGCATAACCAATCCTTCCCGAAGTGGGACAATGGTAGAATCAATGTGTACTCCTGCATAAAAGTTACACAATTCAATTGTGACGCCAGGGAATTGTTTGCACAACCACTCATAGGCTTGACGATTACCGCTGGCTGATTCTAAAAATAACATAGAATTTCCTAGCCTACATACGTTGGCAGCATCCAATATCATACCTTCGTGCCTGGGCATGAAATAATAATGCTCTGCTGAATCTACAACATCATGATAACATTGTAGCTCCATGTCTCTACATGGATACATCATAGCAGGGTTCACAATAGCACTACCGTAGACTAACAAACGATCACGAGGGCAGTAGTTATACATACCATCATGAATTTGGAAGTTGAGTGGGTCCGGGCGTATGACTTCTACACCTAGACTTGTCAAGGTCGTTGCTAGATCATCTAAATCTTCGTTTGTTTCGTCTATAATCCATTGCGGCACAGGACCACGTGGCACTGGGGTTTCTTTCCAGGTTGTTTTTTCTGATTCTCGAGAGAACACAGGATCGTGAACCGGCCAGTTAGCATGAGTAGCATCTCCCACAATAACTTTTTTTAGTGGTGACCACTCGTTCCAACTTGATATCATAAATGTCCTGTGATTTGCAATGTATAACGATCCTCTAAGCCAATGTTGGCTGCAGAATGTGGGGTGTCATACACCCACTCTACTGTATCTCCGGCTCGCCAATTTACATATGGACGACCTTCAACTTCAAGGTAGTGTCCAGACTTCCAATCCTCTAACAACAACAATGCTCGGCGAATTGAAGTCTCTTGACCTTGTAGATCAAATAATTCTATATAGCGTTTGTATAAGTCAGAGTGAACTGGCATTACTGTGCCAGTGCGCATACGATAGAATGCAATTCCAACATCTTTCCATCCTTGCAACTCGTAAATTTTAATAAACTTACTGGTCCAACTAGGCAAACGATGTCTCATGTCACAGAGATCTCCTGTGATTTTGCTTTGGTATCCTTGACTGATCCATAAGTTTACACTTACTGGATCATTGAAAGGTTCCTGAATATAGTCTAGAGTTTTGAACTCGTCATCCCAGAACCGTTCAATGTGATATTTAAACACCGCGGGTGTTGCCATAGTGAATGACTTCAATATTGTCAGCAGACTTTAGTTTGCGCCAAGGATCTACAATGATTGAACCTGCAGGAATTTCGCAGTAAGGTTTGGTTTTGTCTTGGTCGCCGGTGTATTCATAAGTGATCTGACGATCGTGTGCCCATAAAATAACAGCAGGCCCGTTGATACTGTCAACCACTTTGTCTTTGTTGTCAGCCAAGGGATCAATGTAGTGTACTTCTCGACCTTCTTGTTCAATATAGTGTCCTACCAAGGTAGAGTATGAACCAATACAGTATTCAACGTCGGGCTTGTAGGCCTTGCCATGAATGTAGATAGGCATATTGTTATTCATTACTGAAATATCTAACATGAATAAGCCTAGGTTCTTGGCCTGGATTTCTCTAGCATGCATCACTGTGTCAAACAAGTCGTAGCCAATGTTGTATTCTTGAGCTAGCCAACGCAGAGCAATGTTGTCTCGTGGATGGCAAGCGCCAGCATCTCCCATGCCTGCTGTCATATACTTAGGCCCCATGATACGCATGGTTGATCTTGCTAGAGCATTGGTCACAACGTCTACATTGATGTTGCCAATACGCATGGCAAAGTCTTGAATCATGTTTACTAGGCCAACTTTGGCAGAAATAAATGTGTTGTAGAAAATCTTGATTGCTTCACATTCGTCCCAGGTGCCAATTTCATAGCGTGGATTGTTTTGCATCACTGTGTCATACAGTGCTCTGAGTTCGCCTGCTAGAGCATTAGGGTTTCCGTCTTCGGTGCCAATCATGATCATTTCGGGGTTCACCATGTCCCACTTCACACTACCCATGGCAATTAGATAAGGGTTGTACAAGAATTGATGTTTCTTGTCCAGCAATGGCACAAACTTCGCTCTAGTGGTACCAGGTAATACAGTGGAAATCAATACAACCTTCTTGCCAGACTTGGCATAGGTGTTGACGTTTTGAATAGCATCAATCACAGCGTCATGGCCAAAGTCTCGTGGGTCCATGTGCGAACTTGGTACTGAACCATCGTATCCTTCGGCATGAGGGGTGGGTACTGCAATGAAAATCCATTCGCTTTCGTTTACAAGTTCATCAATATTGCAGACTTTTACTGAGTCGCTGGAGCGCGGGTAAATATCATAGCCTCGCACTTCGTGCTTTTCCGCCATGACTTCGGCACAGTCCAAACCTAGTTTGCCAATACCAATAAAACCAATTTTTGCCATATGAGTGTTCCTTTAGATAGATTATATAACTTTTTGCATGATCGTTGCAACCACGATGTGTTAATTTATCACTTCTACCCACACGGTTCAAAAAAACCCGAAGATGTTAGACCCTTGTATTCGCCCGACAGCGTAAAAGCATTTCTCAATGTTCCAATTTTATTTCACGATCAGGAACCATTGAATTTTGATATCTGGGCAGGAGTTTCAGCAGGATACAAAATAGCTAACTATCCTTTTTCTAAACTCAGAGTAAAGGTTGGTAGGTTCAGTACCTACGACAAACCGATTCTTGTACATAGCGAACTCAACAGTGCTGAAGCAGAAAAGTTTGATCGTGACGGTGCTGTGTTAGTATATTACTGGAGCCACGCACTCATTGCTAGAGATTGGTTTAGATACGCAGAGTATGATCACACGCTCAAAGAAAAAACACAACATAAAAAGTTTTTAATTTACAACAGAGCATGGAAAGGTTCTAGAGAATACAGACTTAAATTAGCAGATCTGCTGGTTGATAACAATCTTCACGACTGCTGTGTGACCTCTTTCAATCCCACAGACGACAACGAACCTTATGTGTCTCATTGTTTTGTTAATGAACAGTTTCGTCCTGCTAGAGATAACTTAGAAAAATTCTTTCCTTTAAATACCGCACCAAGTTGGGCCAGTGCCGATTATTGTGCTACAGATTATCAATCCACCGACATTGAGATTGTGCTTGAAACACTGTTTGACGACGCAAGATGGCATTTGACTGAAAAAACTTTAAGGGCTATAGCAGTGGGCCAACCTTTTGTGTTGTGCTCAACTCCTGGAAGTTTGGAATACCTTCGCAGGTACGGATTTCAAACATATCATCAGTGCTGGGACGAGTCCTATGATTCAATCAGTGATCCGATTCAAAGACTGCATGCAATTGTAAAACTAATGAAAAATTTAACTGATGTTGACTTGACATTGGCAAGATCAATTGCTAGATACAATCAGCAGCACTTTTTCAGCAAAAAGTTTATTAACCAGGTAATAACTGAATTTGAGTCAAATATTGCCCAGGGCATAAAAGAAGTAAAAAAACATCAAAGCGGTGCATATTTTTTTAGACATATTGATTCTTTTAAAGGGGTGCGGGATTCAATACCAAACAGTGTAATTGAGTACGCAGAAAAAATACACAAACAGTGGGTAAATAACTCAAAGGAGATTGACAATGAGTTGGTTCAAACACAAACCCGTGAAGCGTCCTCCAGGTCCGTCACCCACTAAAAAGTAAGGTGTATGCAAGACTTTGTTAAAACTGGCCTTGGACTTGCTGTTGAGATTCAAAAAGCATGTCAAGAGGCTATGCAAAACCATCCTCTCAATATTTGGTTAGATTATTGGATGGATACTCCGTTAGGTCAGTACTATTGTGATCTCGGGGTTGATATTGCATTGAGAATACACTACTGGCCTATGTATTTGGCCGGGCAAGAAAGTCACATGACTGAATGGTTCAGCCAGTTACTGTCTGGGAACTTGTGTCCCCCCGGACCAAAAACCCGTCCCATGACTCAGGTGGCGGAGACTCCTGATACTGTTTGATTCTGTCTGCTAGATTTGTATAGAATGAGTCCAGATCTCCATTCCATTTGCCAGTGAGACCTTCAATGGCCTGCAAACAGTAATTCCACTCACGCTGGCGATAATAGTGTAAGAGATCTGCATGTACTTTTTTCAATGACTCAGCAATCATAAACTCTTCTAGTGGCAATTTTTCTACCACACAATAACTGGTAGCAACACGATCGTTGGGAAATTTGAAAGTGTCAAGTTCTAACACTGTGTATTTTTCCAACATGTCTGCGCTAGGTGGGCCAAAAATAATGTTCATTGTAATTCCTTTTAAATATGTATCATGGCATTAGCATTTGATTTAATTTCTGATTTACACGTAGAAACCTGGGAAGGCACATTTGATTGGTCCGATCGCGCCACTAGCCCTTACTGTGTGGTAGCCGGTGATGTTGCACGTGATCGTTCACTAGCAATCCAAACACTGGCACATTTGGGTCGCTGTTACCAAGCAGTGTTTTACATCGATGGCAACGATGAACATCGTAATTACATGGAAGACCTTGATGGAAGTTATAGGTCACTGGCTAGACAACTCAGTCAGTTAAAAAACGTTGTGTACCTCCAGGACAATGTGGCAGTGGTAGACAACATTGCATTTGTGGGCACCAATGGCTGGTGGGGATGGGACTTTGATATGACCATTGATCCCACAGAAAGTGCGATTTGGTTTCAAGCCAAACACAGCCTTAGTTCTGACGCTATCAAACGACTGACTAGAATGAGCAATCAAGATTCTACCTATCTTTCCAGCAGTGTCAAAAGACTACAGACACACAACGATGTTAAAAAGATTGTGATAGTCACACATACCGTGCCCGATCCTGCGCTGATAGAACATGACATAGGTCTAGTGGGTAAACACAAATTCAATCAAATGGGCAATAGTTTTATTGGTTCAGCATTGAGTCAAGACACTGAGAACAAAATACATACTTGGTGTTTTGGTCATTATCATGGATCAGTGGATCAAATACGCAACAACGCAAGATTTGTCAACAACTGTAGAGGAAGGGGTGATACGGAGTTTTGTCAACACGCATACCACCCCAAAAGAATTGTTATTGATTTTTAATGTACTGATTCAGGCTCAAGTTTGATTTGCAATGGATAGTTTTGTGAGCGAGCACTCATAAGAACTTCTGTGCCTTTTTGTTCTGCAATCTCATGCGGTAACACTGCTACCACAGCACTGCCTGACTCATGAATGTCAACGGTAATTTGTTCAGCAGTTTCTGGTGTATAATCAAAAAATTCAATCAAACTTTCCACAACAAATTCAACTGTGGTCTGATTGTCGTTGATATAGATTACTCTAAACAGTGGTGGCTCTTTAACGGCTTCGTTGGGTTTGATTTTTTGTTTAGTTTCAGTTTGTGCCATTTTGATTTCCTTGAATCAGCAGTGGAACATTCCACTGCTGTATTTAACATTGTATTACTTTGTATATGTGATAGCAATACTCTTTGGTTTGGCTTCTTCCGGAACTTGGCGCTCAAGGTACACTGCCAAAATACCATCGCAAATAGAGGCACTCTTGACTTCCACATGTTCCGCAAGGGTAAATGTGTGTTTGAAGTCACGGCTAGAAATGCCACGGTGTAGGTATTCATGCGCAACATCATCCTCACGCTTGCGAGCACCAGTAATAGTGAGCATACGCTTGTCTAATGCAATGTCAATTTCTCCTTCAGCGAATCCGGCCACTGCCACTTCAATAGTAACTGTGTCGTCGCCAGTTTTGATTACATTGTGTGGAGGATAGTTTGAATTGGTTTGCTGTGATGTAACACGCATGAGTTCATCAAACATTGAATCAAAGCCAATGCCAAACTTGTGTAGTTGAGGAACGTCAAAAGAACGAAGGGTTAGAGTTTTAGTCATGTTATTTCTCCTTTAAAAGCAAGTTGACTAATCATGTGCGAGCCTGACCATCAGCACTCGCACATGTATTTATTATAACTGATCGCTTATTTTGCGGTCAATTACATCATGCCCATTCCAGGCATGCTAGGTTGTGCATCACTGTCCTTTTTTGGTACATCAGCAATGCTACAATCTGTGGTAAGGATCAATCCAGCAACTGAAGCGGCGTTGATCAAAGCAGTTTTGGTTACTTTGGTTGGATCGATAACACCTTGTTCGACCATGTCACCATAGGTTCCGTTGGCAGCATTGTAGCCATAGTTTCCTGTGCCAGCAATAATTGAGTTTACTACCACATCGGCTGAATCCCCTGCATTGTAAGCAATACAACGAGCAGGTTCTTCTAAGGCACGAAGAACAATGCCAATGCCTGCGTTTTGGTCATCGTTGTGTCCAGAGATAGCAGTTAATGCGCTCTTGGCACGAATTAACGCAACACCACCACCGGGTACAATGCCTTCTTCCACAGCGGCACGTGTAGCATGTAAAGCATCATCAATGCGGTCTTTTTTCTCTTTCATTTCCACTTCAGTAGCAGCGCCAACACGTATCACAGCAACACCGCCTGCCAACTTGGCCACACGCTCTTGCAATTTTTCTCGGTCATAATCAGAAGTGGCTTGTTCGATTTGAGCACGAATGGCTTTAACTCGAGCATTGATAGCAGTTTTGTCGCCGGCACCGTCAATGATGATAGTGTTTTCTTTGTCGATTTCAACCCGAGCTGCCATGCCTAAATTTTCAGCAGTGGCTTTTTCCAAAGTGATGCCAAGTTCCTCAGCAATCACTGTACCGCCTGTGAGGATAGCAATGTCTTCCAACATAGCCTTGCGACGATCACCAAAACCGGGTGCTTTTACAGCAGCCACACGCAAAATACCGCGCATGGTGTTTACTACCAAAGTTGCCAAGGCCTCACCTTCAACATCTTCAGCAATAATCAACAGTGGTTTACCAGACTTGGCAGCACCTTCAAGCACAGGTAACAGTTCGCGAATGTTGGAAATTTTCTTGTCCACCAACAGCACAAAAGGATTGTCTAATTCTACTGTTTGCTTTTCTTGATTGGTAATAAAAAATGGGCTCAGGTAACCGCGATCAAATTGCATACCTTCTACAACATCTAGTTCGTCTTGTAGGCCTTTGCCATCTTCCACAGTGATAACACCTTCTTTGCCCACACGCTCCATAGCATCTGCAATGAGTTTGCCAATGGTTGAGTCGTTGTTGGCACTCACTGTGCCAACTTGAGCAATTTCTTTGGTAGTGTTACAAGGCTTTGAAATACGTTCCAACTCGCTTACAGCGGCTGACACCGCCATGTCAATACCACGCTTAAGGTCCATTGGGTTGTGACCAGCCACAACATACTTCATACCTTCTTTCACAATGCTTTGGGCTAGCACTGTGGCAGTGGTAGTACCGTCGCCGGCCTTGGATGCTGTTTTGTTGGCTACTTCTTTGACCATTTGAGCACCCATGTTGGCTAGTTTGTCTTCTAATTCGATTTCCTTGGCTACAGTAACACCGTCTTTTGTGACATGTGGAGATCCGAATGATTTTTCAATCACAACATTGCGACCTTTAGGTCCTAATGTAACTTTTACGGCATTGGCCAAAACGTTGACGCCTTCTACCAATTTTGAACGGCCGTCATTTCCAAATACAACTTGTTTTGCTGTCATAGTTTGCTCCTTATTCAATTACTGCAAATACATCTTCTTCTTTGAGGATGTGGTATTCTTGGTCATTGACCTTGACTGTTTGTCCAGCGTATTTGCCAAACAACACTTGGTCTCCGGTTTTGACTTCCATGGCAATTGTTTGACCATCAGTGGTCAAACGACCAGAACCTACAGCAAGCACTTCGCCGCGGCTGGGTTTTTCTGTGGCAGCATCGGGAATTACAATACCTCCCTTGCTCACAGTTTCTGCTTCAGTTAAACGCACAATGATGCGATCTCTAACAGGTTTCAAATTCATAGTTTCTCCTAGGTTTTTTGAAAGTAGGTTATTAACGCAAATAATTGCGTGAACATGCTAGTATACAGGATTAGTGATCGCTGAGCAAGTGATCAGCAAAGATATTTTTGATCATGTTTTCTCCTTTTTCAAGCAAGTAACAAAGTGTAGCCCGCGATTGGCACTACGATTTTATTTATTCCGGTCGAGCCATAGGCTCTACAAACTTATAATTTTTTAGATGATCCAGTAGATGCTCTGACTGTGGTTGCCAGGTCATTGCAAACAGACTGTAATGAGCATCGTCGTTAAAGGTCACACGCACAGTCCATTTGTGTATTTTTTTATTGTAAGGAATATTGTACCGATCACTCCATTCCTGGAGGTTGTGATTTAACACTGAGTTTGTGTATTGTGCAGTCATTCCTCCTGCACCAGTGGGCAGACGGAATTCAATATACATCAGTACAATTTCTTAGGCAGTTGTTGAGAGGCTAATTTTTTACGCCAACGATTTACTGCTGCACCTCGTTTGCGTTTCTTCTCTGTGGTAGGCTTTTCAAAAAATTCCTTGGCTCTTAGGTCGTCTAAGATACCACTGGTTTGAACTTTCTTTTTAAATTTACGTAGTGCTCGGTCAACATTCCCATCTTGTACCAGCACTGATCTTCCACGTAGTTTATTCATTGATTTCCTGCAATGTTCTTGGGGTATTTACCAAATCTACGTCTATATTGATATGCTGAATACCAGACTTCTTGTAGCGTTTGATATAGAACATGTGTGGCAACAATACTCTTTCTAGTTCCGAGTGTAAACCACGAGCTCCTGTTTTGTTAGCAATGGTTCTCTGAGCAATTAAATCCAGACTCTCAGGACTAAAATCCAGTGCAACATTGTCTCTTTCAAACAACCAGGTATATTGACTTACATAACTGTGTTTGATATCTTTGAGGATTCTCACAAGATCTGCCTTGCCAAGTTCTTCCAAGGCAACCCAGGTAGCAAAGCGACCCACAAACTCAGGAATCATACCAAATTTAATAATATCTTCGGGGGTAGTTTCACTCAGTGCTACAGTATCTTTGGTATCAACTTTTGCACCAAAGCCGATACTGGTGCCTTTTACTCGATTCTTTACAATGTTTTCTAAGCCCACAAATGCTCCGCCGGCAATGAACAAGATGTTTGTGGTATCAATTTCCACAGTCTCTCCCGAAGGATGCTTGCGACCGCCTTGTGGAGTAATTCTGCACTTGGTGCCTTCAACTAGTTTAAGTAAGGCCTGCTGTACTCCTTCACCAGACACGTCGCGAGTGATTGATGCTGACTCGCTTCTACGACTAATTTTATCTACTTCATCTAAGAACACAATACCACGCTGTGTTTTTTCCACGTTGTAGTTTGCAGCCGCATACAGTCTCGAAATCAAACTTTCAACATCGTCGCCAACATAGCCTGCTTCAGTTAGACTTGTAGCATCGGCAATAACAAAAGGAACATCTAAATATCGAGCCACTGTACGAGCCAACAAGGTTTTTCCTGACCCAGTGGGACCTAACATGAGAATATTGGTTTTTTCAATTTCGGTGTTGATATCTACGTTGTTTATACGTTTGTAGTGATTGGCAATTGCAACACTGAGCACACGCTTGGCCGCATCTTGGCCAATAACATATTGATCTAGATGTTCTTTGATATCTACTGGATCCAATGTAGTAGCAGGTTCTTGACTGGCCAGCGGAATATCTTTTTTCAGCAGATCCTCGCAAAGCTCTACACATTCATTGCATATTGCAACGTCCACACCCACAATAAGTTTGGCCACAGCATCTTTGTGCTTGCCACAAAAACTGCAGGTGTTTAGATTTTCTGTGCTTTTCATTTTGGTCCTTGTAATCTTGCAGTTACTTGCTCACGTTCGCTGTCGCTCAACATGTCTGGATCATATTCACCAGATTCGATTTTAGCAATCAAATGATCAATGTAGGCTGTATCGTAAGTATAACTGTCAGAAAGATTTTTGTCAACTGACATCCAATCGTTGCCGTTATATTTGTATAAACGAGTAGGTAACATATCTACTCTTACAAAACTGTCCCCTTTGTTTGGATTACCGGGAAACTCTATTCCAAACCCTGTAGTTGTGCTGATCTTTGGAACATTGTCTGCTTCTATTTGCAGGTATTTCATCCAAGGAAGTTCAGGAATAGATCCGCGTTCGTGTAAAAATCGTTGATGCTTCAATGTATCATGTGGATTTTCGGCCTTCCAACGTGCCTTGGCGGCTTTCATCTCAGGAGACTCATCATCTTCTTGTTCTTCGTACAATGGTGGGTTTACGTAGTCGCCGGGTCGTTCAACATCTGGAATCGGCGCAGTTTCTAACTCTCGTATTAGTTCTTGTGTTTCTTTGTCTTCCCAGTGTTCTTTGTAATCATTGGGCGGCTCTGGTACTGCTGGCATGGGCTTGATGTTTTGAAAAAACATCTTAGATCCGTCTCGAAGATATGGAAAATCATTGAACATCCACCCTGGTGGATGCGGATCTTGTTCTGCTTTAGGCACTGGCTCAGGTTCAGGCTGTGGTGTTGGTAGTACTGACAATTTTTCTTCATCGTGTACCCAGCCACCGGTGCCACGACGTGCCCACTCAAACTGTTTGTTGGCTGCTAGAATAAGTGTTAGTGCTAGTGGATCAAATACCAGCACAATCATTATGATTACAAATCTAACGGCCTTTTCGAGTACATTTTGGTCAGTAGCGTCGCCATAGACCAAGGCGGCAATATACTTGATCGGGCCCACTTCGGCTTCGACTTTTCTGTACTCAGCCGCCAACGGAGCTCGTTCTTCGTTAAGTGCGGTAATCCTTTTTTGACTCTCCCCAATTTCTGCAAGTAGTCGACCACGCTCTTTCTGTTGGGAGCGACGTATTTGAACTGCTTTGTCGGCACCTTTTTCATCGCTTGAGCGGCCCATAACTTGGTCCACTGCTTCGTCAAGTTGTTTAAGCGCCTTACGGTTTGCATCTATGTTCTCCCGTTCTATCTTGATTTTCTCGTCATAGATAGCAATCTTAGCAGTGGCATCTCCAGACACAAGACTTTGGTCAGAGTGTGCTTTACTCAAGTAACCAAAGATGCCCATGCTGGTCAGTAACATCAGGAATGCCACAGCAGGCACTAGGTATGCTTTGAACGCCCATCCTGCCCGCCGCCAGTTATTGTGCAACCACACGGTGGCTACAATCTTACCCAGTTCTAGGCTTCCGCCCATGATAATCACTGGAATAGTGGCCGCTGAGAAAATGGCCACCAAACCAGCCACCGAGTAGTAAGCAGCCACCATGCTCAACAACAAAGCAGTGGCTAATATTCCGAAACCAAATAGCATAGATCTTTATTTATTGGGTTTTACCTGTGCTTGGATACCTAATTTAATTCCAAGCCAAGATGCACAACTAGGGTCAGGCACTTCAAACCAAACTTGTTGTTTTTCTTTTGCCCAATTGTGTTCAAGTTTGCGCTTCACGCGAGGTTGACCTCGCCAGTCTTTTCCGAACCAAACACGTAGCTCACGCATCACAGCATACCATTGATCTGTGTTGACAAGCTCTACCAAAATACGGTGCATGACCAAGGGCGTTACTTCAAGCGAATCAAGAGATTTAGGCGTGCTCTGCGCAGAGGCCTCGATGTTGATAGACATTCTACAATATCCTTACTAGGTTAATCCTTTATAGCATACCCCCAGGGTACCAGCCCAGGTTTTGATTTCTCAAGGCCTTTGTCGCAAACTACGTGACTTACGTCTACATGCCACGGCAAAGCAGTGGTCCGGCAAGGTTCGAACGCCCCACTACTCCCATTAGACTGCACAATCTCCTTGGTCATGCACAGTAATTATAGCAAAGGAAATGGTGATAGTCAAGAAGTGTGTGGTATTATTCTTGTTCTAAACTCAGTGGTCCGTAGAACCAAGTTTCAGTATCGTCGTTGGTCCAGCCTTCGCTTTCCCAACCATCGTAGCCATCTTCATCCCAGAGTTCTTCTAGACGTTCGCGTTCTTCGTCTGACATATCCTCAGGATACTCTACGTCACCATACCAACCATCATCCAAACTGTCCAGTTCAAAATCATAGTCAGTGGCAAACACTTCTAGGCCGTCGGGGTTGGCCAAATCAATGTCTGGCCGCTCGTCACTTTCACACGACACCGTACCCCAACGAAATCCAGTGATGCGTTTGATAGTTTGGCCATCTTTGGTCCAAAACTCAGTTTCTTCAACGCTTTTCTTTTCTAATGTCTTAAGCACCCACGTTGCCATTGTTCATCTCCAGGTAAAGTTGATCTAATTCGTCACGCAAAAACTGTTCGTCGGGGTCGTAGGCAATGCCGCGCCATTCTTTGATTTTAACAGTTTCTTCGCCGTTCCAGGTGTTGTACCAATCTGTGCCATTCCAGCGAGCGCGATGTGTATAACCATTCTTACCTGGCGTTCTAACTTCGTAATCACCTTCGCGGACAGGCTTGATCTTTTTAGGAAACCATTCTGTTAGCGTGTAGTCAATATCGTCCATGTTGCGATACTTGGTCCACCCTTTGCCGTCTTGCTTGTTGGAGCCAGCAATGTAAAAGCCAAAGTCTGAACTCTTGCCCGATGTGTCACCGCCAAAGTTATCAATGTCAACATCGTTGTATTTGACGCCGGTGATGATTTCGTTGCCGTCAATTTCGTCGTATACCAAGGCCAGTTTGCCAGGGTTGAATGGAGTTTTAAGCTCGAGGTCGCCTTCGAAGAACGTGCCTTTTTCTGAACTTGTGGCAATGAATACCACTGTGCCCGGATCTTTCATGTCAATCCAGATTTCGTCGCCGCCGTGCCACTCTGGTTCACTGGCCTCGGGGTTTTCCTCATCCACACCATAGCCACTGATATCTTCTAGGCTTTTTTCGTAAACTGTATTTCCGTTTTCATCTTCAATTTGTAGCGTGCCTGCAGATCGATCCACACCCCAGCAATGTCCCATGTCATCACAGTCGTGCCAGGACCCTGGATAGAATGGTTGCATGTCTTCGGGAATATTGTTTGCATCAGCATAGTCTGAGTCCCATGCATACTCTGACACGTCAAGTCTGTGCTTACGGAAGTAATCGTAAATCTTGCGATCCACGGTGCCCATCACATACTCGCCTCCGTAGCCCCAGAGTCTAATCTTGTAGGTGCGTGGGGTAAACTTAAGAACTTCGATTAGTTGTTCTTTTTCTTTAGTGGTGGCCATTAATCGCCTTTCTTATCACCAAACAGTTGCAACAAACTGAGAAACAAATTGATAAAATCTAAGTACAAAGTCAACGCACCTGATACTTCTTCTGCTACACCTGCTGAATCAGTCATCAGTGTTTCGCGAATCTGTTGTGTGTCGTAGGCTGTCAGTGCCAAAAATACCACTACAGCAATGGCTGAGATTAACATTTGTAGCGCAGAGTTTTGCAAGAACAAGTTGATCAAACTCACAATAACAATAGCAATCAAGGCCACAAATGCATAGCGTCCAATAGAGTCAAGACTGCGTTTGGTAAAGTATCCATACACACTCATAGTGCCAAATAGCACAGCCGCACCCATAAACGCTGACCAAATACTGACCACAGTGTACAACACAAAGATGGTGGCAAAACTCAAGCCCATGAGTGCCGCAAAACCGTGTAGCATACCGATAGCCACTGGTGCCGATGGGTTATTTGCTAGCACCGCCGAGATACCAAAGATGGCCACCAAAGGAGCAAAAATCACTATCCACTTCATGACACCGGTAAAAAAGAATGCGACCATTTCGGCTGACGATCCAACTAGTCCGGCCACAATCATGGATGTAATCACAGCCAGCATCATGTGGCCGTATACTCGCCCCATGGCTTCGTTGATAGCCGGGGCATCTCTATAGATACTTGTTGCGTAATTCATTCTACTTTCTCCTTAAGTGCTGTAAAAGTCATTTCTCGGGCACGAGCATCTAAGTCTCGTTCTTCTGCTACTAGAAGTTTCTTGCTATACTCATCCACAAACTCATTCAGGGCCTCTCGGCCCGCTTCTGTCCAGTTTGAGTATTCGTGTCGGCGTCCTATGTCGCTCTTGCGAAACAGTTTGGGGTCGTTCATCATTTCCACTATACCCCCAATCATTTGACGTGCTACTATGGCTCTATGCATACCAGCCACGCTTGTTAAAAATCCGACGTAGAGCCTTTGTAACCAACCAGCGAACATAGTAAATCCATTCCTTAGGGTGAATCATTTTGTTTTTCCTTTGTGAGTTTGCATACCAACATAAATTGTTCGTATGCTAGGCGTACACTTTCGTGTTGCATTAATTTATCTGCTTCATCTTGCATAGCACGAACTCCTGCTTCGGCCAGATCTCGAATGCTAGAAAAGTGTAAACCAAATAACTCGTCCCCAAATGCCGCCTTCATTTCTTCCCAGGCAGCACGTTGACGTTTAGTGATTGGACGTTTATTGGGTTTGGCTTCACTTTCCTTGTGCATGGCACGACATATAGCGTCTTCGGCATATCGTCCGGCCGCAATCATAGGAGCAAATTCTATGTCAATGCCATAACGGCGACTTTGTCCCCCAGGATAGCACATCACAATGTGTGTGCCTTTGGGAAAACTGTCCATGAGGTCACTGTCATATTCCGCCACAGGAATATAGCGACGTCCTTGTTTGAGATAATATGTGCGTTTCAAACCTTTTCGCCTGCTTCAAAATCTCGGAATCTCAAGAATCGTGGGAATCGGAGACTGTATGTTCCGTCTTGGTTTTGGGTGACTGCGTCCGCCTGGACTTCCACCAAGTGACCAAGGAGATCATCCCGATCGGCCCAATACTCATCACGAACAGCATCACTAAAGCCGCTACCAACATTAACGCGAATTCTACGGTCATTGTCTACTCCTTCACAGATTATAGCACCCAAGCGGCCTTCATTGCGACCAGTACCTTCCTCAAATCCTACGATTTCGAGATCTACAGAAATCACAGGCTTCCACTTCATCCAAAAATCACTACGTTTGCACTCATAAGGTGCATCCATAGACTTGATCATAATGCCTTCAAAGCCTTCGGCCACACAGTCCTCGGCATAGCGATTCATGATATCATGTCCTTCGGCTGTGTCTAAATCCACTTCCATGCCTGTAACAATACGCAGGCTAGACTGCCCATCATCGGGTAACATACCACGAGCACTGCCTAGAATATCAAAACGCTTGTACTGTTGTGCATTCCAATGCCCACGTTGGAAGTCATCCAACGGAATGATATCAAAAATGTTGTAAACCATGTTTGAAGTTTCCACATCTGATTTACGATGGGCTTGCTTCATGAGTTTCTGGAAACTCTCGCCAGTGACTTCACCGTCTAACACAAAGCGGCCGCCTGATCCAAGACCGCGTTGAAAGGCACCGCGGTGCTTCATGATGTCTTGGGCAATGTCTGGAAAATTAGCAAACTCTTTGCCATTGCGGCTAAACAAGCTCACATTCATTCCTTGCACCACAGCCAGTACACGTACCCCATCTAGTTTAGGTTCTAATCGTTTAATGCCGCGTAGTTTGTCTGGCCGGTCAGTAGAATCCTTGGCCAACTGACAGGTGAACACAGGAATGCGCCAGTCTGTTCGGTCCAAGATCTTGTTTAAAGTCTTTTCTGAAATACCACAACGCAGATCTTTGATAATCACACGACGGCAAACTGTGTTCCATTCTTCGTCATCAAACAGTTCAGCACAGTCTGCAATACTCTCTTGCGCCGCACCACCTGTTACTGAGCGAGTTCTGAGTTTCTCTAGTAAGGCCCAGAACTGCGGCCAGGCGTTGGGTCGTTTCTCGTGTCCAACGACTTCAATAACCTGCTTGACGTGAAATGTATAAAAAGGATTGTAGGCTTGGTAGCAGTTGAACAAGAAAGCCTGTGCATCGGCACTGCCTAATTTAGCAGCCATAAGAGCCTTCTCGATAACTTTTTCTTTGTGGATTCGGCTATCACTTGACTCCAAATCACGGATCCAGCCTGCTGACATAACACCTATAAATTTTTGTTCTGAATAATCAATCATATTTAATGGCTCTATGGTCATAATTTAGTCCGTGCATTACCAACTAGCTTGATAGTAAACGTCCCAGCCTTTTTCTGCTAGATTGGACTCTAGAATGCTGTCAAGCAACTTTGCAGTCATTGCGAGATCGTCAAGGTAGTATTGATCCACATCCGAACTGCCAAAGAAGAATCCCTGTGTTGGAGGTAATAGAACATCGGCCTTGGTGTGATCGGCTAGCACAGCCCGGCAGGCATCTCGCAGTTTTGTTAACTTTTCTTGGCTCACAAAACTTTCTTGGCATTCGTCTCGTCCGTCTTGAACATGACGAACAAACCAGCCGTGAATGGCGTTGGCTTTACGCCAGTAGCCCAATTCGCAGGTAATTTCATTCACTGTGCGGCCAGCGATTTCGGGAAAACGAGCAGAAACATCTTTGCTGATCTTAGCGTCCTCACCTTCTTCATTCCAAGTGGACAGATAACGCTTGCCTTTGAGGTACATGTCTAGACCCATTATTTTACTCCTTGTTGATGACGATATTCACGTTTTAACCAAAATTTATATCGGTTGAAGTATTCTTGTGCTGTGGCAGAAGGTTCATGTCCTTCCCATGCTAGGCATTCGTCAACATGCTGAAACCACATCTCGCGGCACCATGAACGCAATGTCATATTGCCTCCCTCATTTTGCGTCCAGCATTTACAAA